AGCGGCTCGAAACCAGCGCGGCTGGCGCGCATTCGGCAGGCACTGGACCAGGCGGGCAATGATGATGAGCCGCCGCCCGCATTCAGGATGTTAGGAGGGTGACAGTGGGACTATTCGAGTGGATAGAGGACTTTGCCGGGATATCGGCAGCAACACGGACACCAGCAGGCTTGCTCTATGTTAATGGTCGTGAAACTGACCACGTGCCTGCGTGGGCACGCACGGCGGCTGTGGGCGCCATCCTTGACAATGGTGCGTCACTCTGGCTGCCAGCGCGCCGTAGTGGCGTGGCGCGTGTCACCCTTCCCGACACGTTGACACAGGCACACATCATTGATGTGACACTGGCCTGTCGGTTGTTGACAGAGCATTGCCACGTCTACCGGGATGGCAACGAGATACATATTGATATCGGCACATGATATAATAGCACCACGGTCGCCCGAAGGACGGGCGGCATAAGCAAGTATGTGTGTGTAGCACAGGCCCCGCCAGTTTTACCCCAGAAAGGCGGGGCTTTTGTGTGCTTTGCACTAGCTCTCTTCCCAGGACATCAGCGCATACGGCAGGGGCTCTGCCGACGTGCTACGCTGGCAGGCAATGCCCACCCGCGTCGCCGTGAGGAAATCCGTGCGCGTGACCGTGCGCAGCGTCTGCCACTGCCGCCCGGTGGTACTGATGCTGCTGATCCGATTTACCCCGTCGTCCTGAATTCTCACCCACACTGGAGCCAGCCACGGCTCGGTATGCACCCCGCTGAATATGAGCGGAGAAGCACTATAGGTCGTCGCGTTGGTGTATTCATTCCAGATCACACGCCCCTGTGTTGGTTGGATGGCAAAATGCACCCATTGCCCGCTACCATCCCCAAAGCACAACCCGAATCCCGGAAATCCTCCTGATCCGATGCACGGGGCCAGCGCGATCAGGGCGGTGACCGTGTAGGGCGTGGAGGGCGCAGACCTGTAATAGACGCTCAGTTCAGCGCTGCTGGCAGTCTGGGGGCTACTGAACTGCAGCTCACCTGCGGTGGCATCCACCGATGACCCGTCCTGATTATCCCAACTCCACCCGCTTGATGGCGGCACGACGAGCTGCTGGATCGGCCCGAAGGCACTCCACGCGCTTGCGCCTTTGCGCAGGATGTACGGGGCATCTGTTGCGAGATAGACATCATCCTCGCTGCCTGTCGGCAGTGCTCCATAGGTGCCCTGGTCAATGGCAGGGCCGCCCCCGCCGCCGCCCGTCTGCCATTCGGGCGCGGTGGCTCCCGCGTTGACGGTCAACACCTGGCCTGCCGTGCCAATCGCCAGCCGCTGCGCGCTGCCGCCATCGTAGTAGAGCAGATCGCCCGCTGACGTCCACGGCAGCGTGGCACTGTTGGTGACTGGTTGCCATTCGGACGCCCCGCTATTCCAGGCCAGCACCTGGTTTGCGGTTGCCCCGCCCTGCGCCAGTTGCGAGAGGTTGATGGTGGCACTACTCACGGTGCCCGTCGCAATCCGCCCGGCCTCCTGCCGGAGGGCCGTTTCGCTGGATTGTGCACGACGATCAATCTGCGCATTGATGAGGGCAATCAAGCGGCGCTGCCACTCCTGCGTACTGGTCATGTCAGCACCTCCACACAATCCGCCAGATCCCCCGCTGTCAGGCTGCTGGCGTCGATGGTTGTTTCTGTCGTGCCATCCCAGAGATATACGTTGGTCTTTGCCTGATTGAGCGCAGCCACGAGCGTGCGCGTCTGTTTATCCATCCCGATGCGGCCAATCTGCGTGCCAGAGGCCGCTACCACGTTGACCGCTGGCGTGCCAAACAGATCAGTAATCTCTGCAATGCCATTTGAGCGATTACCGATGTAGACCCGCTCATCAGCCGTAATCTGCGCAGTAAGCCCTACACTGCTGCTGATCCTCAACGTAGGCTGCGCCGCAGCATAGTCCTCTGCGGCATAGATGCGGCCCCGTGTGCCCTGGTCATTGTCGTCCGACGGGCACACAATCCGGGTACCGGTCGGATATGCCGCGACCGTTATGTCTCGATCCTCGTTTGACGCACTGCCTGCCAGCAGCAGGCTACTCCCACTGCTGTAGTGCACATTATCGTTGTCCCCCGCGCCGCTGCTATTGCCTGATGAGCCAATTGCCACCCGCCCATCTGCAAGGATAGCCAGCCCGACTGCTGCGTTGACACTGTTGCTCGCAGTGGTCCCCTGTGTGGTGCCTACCCCCTGGTAGACCCACGAGCCGTATACCCGTGTTGCCAGGAATGCCCAGCCACTGACGCGCCAATCGAGTGCTCCAAACCCGATGCGGGTATTGCTGCCGAGTGATGGCGTAGCAATTGGAATGTTTGTCCATGTGCTTCCATCCCATCGCCACAACACGCCCGTGCTACCATCAGAGCCGACCAGATTACCACTGCCATCGGCCTGGACAGTACGGCCTGTGTCCGTTGTGAACAATGCCAGCCATTCGTCTGGATTGGCCGGGTTTGCCGCCACCGCCTGACCGTACAGCGTCACGGCAGGCAGCCCGCTGTTTTGCAGCGTCCAGCTACCACCGCTATACTCATACACGCCGCCGCCGGATAGTCCAACGGTGGGAATGAGCAGGCGATAGCGCGGCGACAAATTCGCCAGCGGCCCGATGCCGATCTGGACAGACGGTTGCAGGTCAATTGCCAGGATGGTGTCGGAATTCAGCACCTTGAACGACTGCCAGGTGCTATCGCTTCCGAACACAAGTTCGTTCAGTCGATCATCGCGGATCAGGTCTGCTGCGGTGCCAGTCGCATCGGTCTGCCCGATATCTGAGGCAACATACTGACTACCATCCCAGGCCAGTTTGTAGAGGTTGCCCGCTGCATCCCCGCAGATAAACGCCTCCTCGGCAAGCGCGGCGCTGATGGTCGTAATACCCGATGGCGCGGTCACGCCCGACCAGTCTACGGTGTGCCCCTGGTCAAACACAACTAGGCCCGCGCTGGTGGTTGCGCCAGTGTAGCAGGCCGCGTTGCTGCCACCGGCAAAACCGGCATTGGCCTGCTGTTGACACACGCTCCCGGCCTCGCCCGTCTGGGCAGCAGGAAACGTTGTGCTGTCGTAACTGTTGAGCACGGTATTGCCCGTGCAGATGCGAATATACGCGCCGCCTGGCGCGGTCTCCACATCGTTGATCGTAGCGACTGCTGTGTACAGCAGCGTAAACGTGGCCCCATCATCCTGGCTGCGGTACAGTTTCGCGCCTGCGGTGACGGTAATGTCCTCTGCCGTATCCTGGTTGCGGTAGATGGATGTGATACCCGTGCCTGCTGGCTCGGTCCAGAGCAACGTAGCATCGCCGCCCTCCGGCTCCCAGGCATACACCGCCCCATCGTCCCACCCCGACAGGAGCGGCCCGTTCGCGCTGAATTTGGCGGTGGCGTCGCAACTTTGCCCCGCACGCGTAAAATCCTCGTAGCCCGTGTTGATATCCCGCAAGATGCGCCAGCCGTTGCTGGCTTTCGCAATCGAGAGCACCCGCGTCACAACCTGCACCTCTGGTGTGTCCAGAGCTTTGGTGACGCTACTGCCTGCCGACACACCATCACTCACACTCAGCGTGATGGTGACGCCGGTGGTGCTGCCCGTGTCGAGTGCAAAGCAGGGATCAACCACCGTCGGAATACTGGCAGGGTCCGGCGTGGCGCCGCTCACCGACCAGCTATAGCCGATGGTGCCCTGGCTCACGTAGCTGGCGCTGGCATCGACCTGCACAATCAGGCGTTTTTCGAGCGTGCCCGCCACATCGACCAGTTCGGCCTCAACCGACACAATGGCAAAATCGGCATACGGGGGCGGATGATCGGCATACCCGCTGCCTGGTACGCGGCTGGCTCCGAGGCGGCAGGCGATGGTCATATCGCCGCCATTGGCCGCAATGCTCTCCACAAAGGCCAGTCCTACCGTGTTGATGCTGGGATGGCCTGTCATATTGACGTCAATCGTGCGCCCTGGCATCAGGTCCGGGTCGCACATCGTATCAATTGAGAGTCGGTGCTCAACCCGCGCCCGCCGCGCCACCTCCCGCTCGGCAATAGCCTGACAGACACTATCGTTGTCGGCAAAGCGGTATGTGTTGCCGTCGGGGCGGCCCGATATGCCACTGGCGGTAAAGGTGTAGTTGGGGGTGGCATTGTCCGACCGCGTCGGCCCCTTGGCTGTCCAGGTCGTGACAATTTGACTGATGGCCCCGAACTGCTCACGCGCCGCCTGTAGCCCGCGCTGGGTGCTGTCTGCCAGCCAGACATACGCAATCTCGCTGCTACTCACCGGGATGCCCGTCGCATCCGACACACGCACCACCCCGCCGGGGCTCACCCACAGCTTTGTGCCACCATACTCCATCAGTTCGCGCATCACGGTGCTGAGTGTTTCGGTTGCCTCAATGGTGATGGTGTCGAATGTGCCGATGTCGTAGACAGAGCCAGGGTCATAGATCGGGCCGATCTGGCTACTGGACAGACCCGCCGCTGTGAGCAGGTCGGTGACCGCGTCGTCAAAGGCGCGGTTGTTCCAGGTAATGTCTGAACTGGGGGAGCTATCCAGCGCGCCGGTGATGTCGAGTATCTGGTAGCGGTAGGCGACACCCGTGCCCGTGTCCACACTGCGCACGTCGCGCTGCACCAGGCCGGTGAAATAGCGCCGGGGGATGCCATTGCAGAACACATCCACATAGGCAGGCTCGCCGCCCTGCACGCTCACGAGGTCCGCAAGCTCCACCGTGCACGAGGAGCGGTCCCTGTCGAAGCCGAAGCCCTTGGACCAGCCCGCACCCACGATTTGATACGGTCTACCGTCCAGGTAGCAGACGGCAGCCCAGGCCGGGGCCGGGTGCAGCAGGGGCCAGGTGGTCATAGCCCCTCCGTCGCCACAAACTGCACCGCGCCGGTGTAGCCCTCGTTGCTGTCACCCAGCGGGAGCAACTCAAACCGCGTCAACACGACCTTCGGAATGCTCCGGGTGCCATCCGACCAGGTCGCCAGCGTGCGAGGCCGCGCCAGAAACGCCGTGCGTAGTGTGCCATAGTCCGTGCTGGTCTTCACGCGTATCTGGCCTGTCCAGCGCGAGATATGCCCAAATGATGGCACCTGCACCCGCCCCGTGCCACCGATAGGCCGCTCTTGCTGGCGGAGTTCGTCGAGCCAGTCGGTAATGGTGATACCAGCGCCAATCGGGATACAGGTCACGCCATTCCAGGTAAACGTGGTGTAGGGGATACTCATCAGGCCACCCCTTCCAGGCCGATGCTCTCGAGCGCGTCCAGCATCTGCGCAATCAGAGCCTCATCGCGCTGTGCTATCATTTGCTGCAGCTCACTCATTCGGGCCTCGCTGTCCACCGTCACGTTTCCAATGCTCATTGGCGCGTTCAGCGTGACGCTGCGCCCGCCGGGGGCCATTGCGGGCATCGTCGCACGGGCAGCCGCCGCCAGCGGGGAGAGGTCGGGGAACACGCGGCCAAATGAGCCAAACTGCACCAGTTCGGCCTGCTGCTCTCCGACAACTGCCAGATCGCCGCGTCGAAAGGTGCCACCCCGCGCCATCGCCTTGACCGGCTTTGTGTCTGGCGCAGCCCCGCCACCGCCGCCTGGCAGCAGCCGCGAGGGGTCCATCATGATCGCCAGTTCCTGCATCCGTGCCTGAGCCCAGGCCAGAAACGCGCCCCAGGCATCAGTGATACCCTGTTGGATGCCGTCAACCAGCTTGCTCCCCATCTGTAGCGCCTCCTGGTATATCTGCGTAGCTGTTGTGGTTATCCAGTCCTGAATACTCATCCAGAGGGCTTCCAGGGCTGCAGAAATCCGAGGAATAGCCTCAAGCGCAATCCAGTCAGACAGCGCCGGTGCCCACTCATTCAGGATTGTTTCGGCGAGTGGCACCGCGTTGTCAATAATCCATTGCAGCAGCATCCCAAACAACAGCCCCAACTGATAGATCAGTTTTGCTGCAGTAGGCACCACCCACTCGACAAACGCCAGGGCCCATTCACCCAACTGGGCAGCAATAGGTGGTCCGTTTTCGGCAATCCAATTCAGGACGCCCGAAAGCAATACGAGCAAATTCCCATAGAGCGTGGGCAGCAAATCAATCACCCACTCCACAAACGCCGCAGCCCATTCGGCCAGTTGTTCAACCAGGTCTGGTGCGTGATCGCCAATCCACCCCAGCACATCAGCCAGCACCCGGCCCAGTGTGCGCAGCAGGTTGGTCCCCGCCGGGATTGCCCATTCCACAAACGTGGCGGCCCAGCCCCCAAACGACTCGACCAGCATCGGCACCGTGCTGCGTACCCAGGCCACCACACTTTGCAGGGTTTCACCCAGGCTGGTGAGGAGCATCGGGCCATTATCACGCGCCCACGCCACGAGCGCGGTCCCCCAAAGCCGCAGCGCATCACGGATAGCCGGGCCGCGCTCTTTGATGATATCTACCACCCGTTGCACGGTATCGGTAAGCCCCTGCCAGAGGCGCGGCCCCAGTGTGCTGAGCCAGTTGGTAAAGGCCATCGACCATTGTCCCACCGCATTGATCAGATCAGGCACCAGCCCCAGAGCCCAGTCCAGAATATTCAGGCGCAAATTATTAAGACCGTCCATCACACCCAGGAACGCACCGCCAGCATCGCCCTCGCGTAAACTCGCAAACGCGTCACGCAGTGTATTTCCAAACGATTGCAGCGCGGGCAGCAATGGCTGGATGACATCATAGATACGCAGGAACACATCACGCACAAACAGCAGCGCATTCTGGAACGTGCTACTGCCAATACCATCTTGCACCGTGTCGCGCATCCCCTGCAGGCGCTCTACCACCCAGCGCAGCGCCTGTGCCAGCTTGGGGCCGTGGTTCTGCACAAAGGGGATGACAAAATCACGCAGGAAGGCGGTCAGAATGGGAATGAGCACCTCGCCCACCTCGATGGCGACGCTTTCCATTGCTGATTGCAGCAGCTTGAACTGCCCCTGCAGCGTGTCAAGTTGCTTTTCTGCGACCTCTTCGGCAGTTCCACCGCTGTCCTCAAGGAGCGCGGTGTATTCGCGCAAGTCCTTGCCTGTGTCGCTCATCAGCACCTGAAACGAGTTCAGGGCCCGTGTCTGGAAAATGGAGCCCAGCGCAGCCTGCCGCTGCTGGTCTGTCATCCCGGCAGTGGCGGCCTGGAATTGCTCAATGATATCGGGCAGATCGCGCATTGTCCCGTCAACATTGAACACCGACACCCCGAGTTGCTCAATCGCGGCCTGGGCCTGCGCGGTGGGGTTGGTGAGGGCCTGCAATACACCGCGCAATCCGGTGCCTGCCATATCGGCCTGCAAGCCCGCATCCGAGAGTTTGCCGAGTGCCGCTGCGGTGGTTTCGACGGAGAGTCCCATTGCCGCGGCCTGGGGGCCCACAAATTTGAACGCCTGCCCAAGCTGCTGCACGTTGGTATTACTGGTCGTGATCGTCCTGGCCATCACATCAGCCACGCGAGTCATATCCTCCGCGGCCAGGCCCATCCCCGTGAGCACGTTGCTAGCAATATCGGCAGTGTCGGCCAGGTCGAGGTTTCCGGCGGCGGCAAGCTGCAGTGTGCCGGGGAGGGCGGCGATCTGCTGCTCAACCGAAAAGCCCGCCATCGCCAGGAAGCCCAGGCCGTCGGCGGCTTCTGATGCACTGAACGAGGTGGTGCGACCCATCTCCTTTGCGGTGTCAGAGAGGCGCATCAATTGCTCATCAGTAGCGTTACTGATGGCCCCGACATTCGCCATAGATTGCTCAAAGCCTGCTGCCGTGCGCACGGCAGACCCGAGCCCCACGGTGAGCCCGGCCAGCGCCACCCCCACGCCCGCCACCGCTGCCGAGGCCGTGCCCATCGCTGCACTGACCGCCCCGCCCATCCGGTCAAGCGAACGGTTGGCGCTGCGCACGCCACGCTCAACGCCAGAGCCGTCGAGCCGTATTTCGCCATAGGCGTTGCCAAGCTGGTAGGAGTCGGTCACGATTTCGCTTTCGCTTGCTCTTTACTGATTGGAATACGGATGCGGCCATTCTTGCCGGGCATTGCGCCGGACGCGGGCCGGGTGCCTCCGCCTGGCTTGCCGTGCCCGCGTTTGCGATCCTGTCTCTCGCGCTCTGTGCTGGCCCACCAGAGCGCCGCCTGGTCAAACTGGTAGGCGGTGTAGCCGTCGTCAATCTCCAGGATCGCCGATGGCCGCGTGTGATAGATCGTCGCCATTGCGTGCAAGTTGAGCATCTGCTGTTTGTTGCCCGCGAAACGAGGCCAGGGCCAGCGCCCCCTCATTGGCCCAGGTGAAAATAGCAACCCGCGTTTCAAAATCAATCTCATCCAGCCCGATGGCCTCTTCAGATGGCTGTTCCCGCACGGGCACGACCTGCGGCTCGCCCGCATCATCTGCCGGGATCACCATTGCGTGCATAATTGCGGCCCTGCAGATAATGCCCAGCAGCTTGCCAAATTCGGGCAGGTGGCTATAGTCAATCCCCTGCTGTGCCTGCGTGCGCTGCTGCATCTGCTGCACGGCCCCCAGCAACGGCGCTGGGATATGCCCGCTTGCGGCCAGGTCGATCAGCGACACGCGGCGGCAGACAATCTCGAGCCCGTCCGGTGTAAAGAATGATTGCTGCCGCCGGGCGCGCCAGTCTTGTAAGCTCATCGTGTCTCCTAACTACTGGCGAGCGTAACTGTACGGTCGTACCGTGTCCAACTCCGCCATTTGTCGCCATTGTCCTCATCACCGATGCAGATACCACTGGCACTCATCACGTAAAACTCACCGTCCGAGAAATTACCCTCGATGCTGGTGATCTTGCACTTGTAGATTTTGTAGTGCATCTCCTCTGAGCAGTTCTCCAGCCACGACTTCCCCAATGCCCGAAACCACGGCAGGCAATGGTCCACCACCTCATCCAGGTCCTGGTAGTAGCCAATGGATGTGTTATAGCCGCTGGTGGTCGTGTAGCCCATCATCAGGGCATACGTGTCAAGGTCAATTCCTCCCTCGGTAAGTGCAAACTCCCCGCCGTCCTGGATAGAGACAACACTGGTGATGCGCCCGTTCCCGCGCAGCGTCCCCTCGGTAAATGTCGGGGTAATATTCATCGCCTGGGCACTGCCAAGGGCTTTGGTGGTGCCGTTGCGATAGATTTTGACCTGCCGAATTTGAAACGGCTTTGCATGCCCACTGACTTGTGGCATCGCTATACTCCTTCCTCTCGATTGATATAGGCTACGTAGCGGCTCACAATCAGGGCCGCTTCCAGGGTTTCATCTTCCTGATCCAGGTTGTCATTCGCGTGCTCCATCTCCCACATCGTCGTGCCATCCGTAGGGCTGACGCACTGGCGATGCAAGAGCACATAGCAGCGTTTGCGCGCCGGTTCGATGATGTCATACGCGGCGCGCTGGTAGAAATACAACTGAAAATACAGCCGCTCGCTAGCGTGATGCGGCCCGAACGGCGCGCTCGTCGTCAGTTTGATTAAGCAGCACGGCTGTATCTCACGATCCACAAAAGCCGATGGCGTGCCCTTGCGGCTAATCTCGATGGCCGTGTGATGCACCCCGCCCGTGAGCAGGGCCATCAGCGTCGCATCGCCTGTCAATCTGGCAGCAATCGCGGCTTTCACAGCGTGCCGATCCACTCTTCAGGCCGCCAGCGCTGTAGCCCGTGTTCGGCAGGGTCCTTCACGAACTGGCCCCGCTTCTGGCTTGCCACATAGTGCTTGCTGTAGTTCATCCGCACGTCTTTCGCCCGTTTCGTGACGCGCTCCAGTGCCTTCCGCTCACCGTGCGCCTGGCTGCGGTAGCGGTAGTGCCGGAGCAAGAAGCGTTCCGGGTACAGGTTGGCACTGTCGAACAGCACCGTATGCCCGCCATTACCGATGGTCACAGGCTGGCTATTGCGCCAGGTGCGCTGCTGAGGGAACGGACGGCCATTGTCCAGATAGCGAACACGGTAGTGGGTAAAATAGGCGGCAAAGTCCGCCCCATCTGGCAGCGCGGGCGCGTCGGGCGTGGGCTCAAAATCCAGATACCAGTGATCAATCAGGCTATAGCCCGCCTGTTGTGCGTGCCATAGCCCCTCTCGGTACGTCACGCCTTTCCACGGGCTATGGAGCACCCAGTCTGGCTCACCCTTGACAATCCAGGCGGCAGGGATGTCAGGCGCCAGCCGTTCAATTTCACGATCCCACTGGTCAAGCTCGAAGGAGTCCGGCTCGCCCCAGCGCTGCAGATGTGCCACGCCCCACCCCAGGTAGCGCTCGGCTATCTCATAGGTGCCATCGGTGCTGTGATTGTCGAAAATGTAGAGATCAATGCCCTCCGCAACCGCGTGGCGAATATGCCACTCCAGCACATCGGCCTCGTTGTACACCGCCATCACCTGCGCCACCCGAAAGGTGTCGGGGATAGCACCCACCGGCGTGCGGCTGCGGTGGCTCACGTGTGGCGCGGCATCCAGATGCACCGGCTCTTGCACTTCCAGCAGCGCCAGGCCACGCGGCGTGCGCAAATCAATGCGCCGCACATTGGCAAGCTGGTGCAGCTCGTGGTGCAAACGCTTGTGCGGCGCGGTGTCGTGCACCGCTACGATGGCCCCAGGGCGGCAGTGCTGCAGCAGGTGGCGCAGGTGGCTAGGCCGCCCCAGAGGACCGCTATCCACAAACGCCAGATCAATCGGCTGCGGCGACTCCCACGTCCCCGCGTCGGCCTCGACAATCTCAACCGGCAGGCCCCGACACGCAACCCGCGCAACCGCAGCGCGTTCGGGGTCGTGCTCCAGGGCATAGGCCGCGCCGTGCCGATTGGCCTGGAGCGCCAGCCCGATCTCATAGGTCGTCTGGCCCATATACGCGCCCGTCTCAACAATACACGCGGGCTGCAATGCTCGTACCAGCGCGCCGATCAGGAGGCTCACCTCGTGTTCGGTGGCGTCGCTATCGTCTGCGTGCCAGTGCTCAGGATGGGGGCACCAGGGTGATGGTTGGGTATGTGCGGCTTCAGTCGTCATCTGAATATCTCTTTCAATAGTCGATTGATCTCTGGTATGTTGCGCTCTATCGTGGGCAGGATGATGGCATAGCGACCACCCCGCGCCAGTTCCAGGAACTTGCCATACTCCACTGCACTGCCGTGGCTCACGTAAATCACGACCAGATCACGCGCCGCCTCCTGGTTGACGGTACTGAACAGCGCGCTTCTGGCGAGACCTGTGCGGTCTGTCCACGGCGCGTTCTCTCGCATCTCGTTTTCCATCCGCTGCGCAATCAGGTGGGCGACGGCTGCGATGGCCTGATAGACCTTGCCGCCATAGCGTTGAATAGCGCGTTGCAGGTCGGACGGCGGGCGCACCCAGTGGACGGTCACAGCATTGCGGCGCGGCATCAGGTCACCACCTTGAGTGTGCCGCTGTCATTCCAGAATGCACCGCTGGGCAGCCCGGTTGCGCTGGTGGGGAGGTTGGGGTTAATGGTGAGCCGATCGGTATAGGCGGTGCGCGGATACCCGTCCATTGTTCCTTCGGTGACAGGGCACACGATGTCAAGCGCGCCCGTGCCGTTGATGTCCCAGGTCTTCCCGTTCGGTATTCCAATTTCTGCTCCGAGCGCATAGCAATAACTGCCAGTGGTTACACGGATACCAACACAATTCGACGGGTTGCCCAACTCCAGGATGTGACCAAACCGCAAAATAATCGACGCGCTAAACTGGTTCGCGTTGACCCCCGTAGCACCATCGCCCGCCAGATATAAATCCTCTACATTGACATGCATGTGCCCCTGCTGTGCCGAACTGTCACCAACCCCATACCCGCCTTGCGGCACCCATATTTTGGGGGTGAACACAAACAGAATGCTGCTGTTGCTATTATTCTGCACGCAGTCGGTGTTCGTTCGGCTACCATCACCAGGCTCCTCAGTTGGTGTCGGGCCAGTGCCGTCTAACTCCGAGACATACACATAACTCGTCTCATTCCCGCCCGCCTTGCGAATGAGGTATTGCCCGTTGCCCGTCGCCCGAATGCGAAAAAACCTGGTCTGCGTGTTGTCTCCGAGCAAAATAGTTCCATACAATGTCGCCTTTGGTGCCTCAATGGTCACATAGTCAGGCTGTGTAATTTCATCGGTGTAATCACCGGCATCGAGTACCTGGATTGCGACGCGATTGTCGATAGCTGGCCCCAGCGATGTCGCGGCAGTGATCGCCGCGCTGATGGTCAGGAACGGGTTATCCGGGTTCGTGCCGTCGTTGCTGTCATTGCCGTGCTTGCCCACGAACAGCGTGCGCTGCCATACTCCCGGCGTGGTATCCCCCCGCACCGCTTCAATGCTGGATCGAAACGTGCTCCCTGTTCCGCCTGCAGCCTCCTGGCACATCACATAATCTGTCAGTGCAGGGGTTCGTATGTCTTTGTCAATAATTTGACTACCGCTCATATGCCTCTCTCTATGGCACGACTACGGGCCTGCCTTGTTCATCCGTGATGACCTCGCCATCCGCGTCAACCCAGAGCGGCAACGTTGCAACCGGCCCATCGACCATTTCGCATTCCGCCTGCGTCCCCATCTGCCGGTTCGGGTGCACCATAATCACGCGGTAGAGCGTGTCATCCAATACAAACCGATCCCCAATCAACACATCCGCCTGCGGCTGCCCCAGTAAAATGGCATCAATGCGGTGTTCATCCCCGCTTTCGCTATCCAGGCGCGTGGCGGCTCGGCCTGACAACTCCACCCGAAACGGCTGCTCAGGGAGCACGGTGGCATCGCGCTTGAGCGCAATCATCTCTTCACGGTCAGTGCGCACCGTGTTGAATGCGGCCCGAATGCGAGCGGCGCGGCGGGCATTCATCACCACGGGTATGCTCGCATCCCTTGCGCGCCCTGCATATGCATCACGCGCCGTTCGTACTCGCTATCCAGTGCGCTGGCCTGGGTGAGGAGCGCCTTGTTGCCCTTGCCACCGTCTAACTCAATCGAGACGTCACCCTGCTCATAGCCCGTCACATCGGCATCTTGCGCGGCCTGGGCTGCCTGCAACCGGAGCACGTCTGCCTGGGCTTTGAGCACCACCACCGCGGCGAATGCCTCATCCATATCGGCATAGGTATCACCGTCGCCCTCCAGCACGTGCGCCGCGCCATAGCGCAGGGTGTAATCTCCAGCCTGCAGCGCTGGTGGTGTGAAGGTGATGGTTTGTCCCACGATGGTATAGTCATCCCGCGTGATGCGCCGATACGGCTGCACAGCCACCAGGCCGTCCGAGGTGCTATACGCAGTGCCGCAACCATAGCCAGAGTTGCTGTAGCGATACGGCACGCGGCTGGCATCGGGATACTGCAACCGGATCAGGAACAGACACCCATCAGGCAGACTGTAGCTATTCGTCCCCGCGGTCAGGGTCAGAGTCGTCTGTTTTGTCATCGGCAGGCGACTCGACAAAGCGGCGACGGCGTCCACGATTGCCTGCTCCTGCTGGCTGCTCGTCGGTATCCCGTCCCTCGTCGGTATCAGTGCTGCCAGCCGACTGACCAGACTGCTCAGGCTTACGCTCATCACTCAGAACCTCAAACTGGCCAGGGTTGGCACGCTCAGCCGCCTCGTACTGGCTCGCTGCCACGCGCCGCACCTCCCCCTGGTAGATGTAGCGCCCGCCGATAATAGCAGGGCGCGTGCCGATATACTTCACCACGACGCTCATCGCTCAGCCACCCCGCCGTTGTTGCGTAGGGTGACGCGGACGGAGGGGGTAATGGTGTCGGTGGTGGTGTGTTCGATTTTGAGGCGGAGATATTCGCCAATCACCGGGGCGCGAATGCAGTCGGCCCCGTCGGTGCTCAACACGCTCTGGTAGGTTTCCGCACTCACCGCGCTGCTTGTCCAGTAGTCATAGTCGGCATCGGCCCAATAGCGGTTCGTGCTTCGGTTATCACCAAAATTCGTAAACTGCGGCGTCACGGTGATGGTGCCCGTGCCACTGATGTCCACCGTAGAACAGATGTCTACACTGTTGAACTCGGCCACCCTGCTCACGTCTTCCCCCGCAAACGTGCGCGGGCTGCTGCTGTAGGCTGTATCATCGGTGGTCAGGGCGGTGGCCGGATACAGCGTGTAGGACACATAGCCGCTCACGCTGCCCGCAGGCGGCTCGCCAATGGCGGCGGCGGGTTGTGTCTGTGCCACCGAAAAGGCCAGCCCAACCACCACCAGTGCCAGCACCAGCGCCGCGCTTATTCCGTGTAGGTATCGCATCGTTTCAACCTCCTGTATCTTGTCAAATTACGCAATGCGCACGTAGGAGCCTTTTTCCTGCAACGGCACCGCAGTGCCGCAGTATTCCTGGCAATACCACATCTCGTTTGCCTTGAGCTTCTGATTACTGCCATACGCGGGGTACGGACCGCGAATTTCCATCGGGCTATACACGCGGTGCATCACCAGCGAGGGATGGCAGACTAGGATGAAGCTGTCACTGAACTGGCTGCTACCATAGACGTTCATTCCCTTGATGCGGGTGGCAAGGCCCGCGTTGATCATATCGGTGTCAGGGATGGCGCGTTCCTGCTCGCGTGCCCAGTTGCCCAACACATCGGCGTTGGCATTTGAGCACACGATGTTAATTGGTTCCATATAGTTGCGGTCCATAACCTTCACCCGCGCCACACCGATCTTCTCAATCAGGTCGTCGAGTGCGTCGCTGCTGCTGGTCCAGGTGCCGCCGCTGTTGCTGCTGACCTGTAAGGCAGCCGTCAGGCCACGGTAGAGCAGGTCTTGATCGACCTTGACGCGCAACTGGTTGGTGAGGTTGGCCGCGGTGCGAGTGATCGCGTCCCACCCCACCTGACTGGCGCTGTACTTGATCAGTTCGTCGGTCAGTTCCATTGCGAGGCGGTCTGCTTCGGCTTCGAGCGTGACATACGACAGCGTGGTATGGGCCTGGTTGATTTCCTCGTTCTCCTTGCCACGGAAGTCATATGCCTGATAATCTACGCTGGTGGCACCACTGATGCCACTGCCAGATGTGGCAAGAATCTGGCCTTCCTCATAGCGCACGAGGTAATCTTCGAGTTCGGTCTTGCCCGCAATCGTGACCGTACCAGGCAGCACGCGCTTGTAATCCAGGTCATACCAGGTATCGGTGGCCGCGAAATTGACGCTCTCACCTGTGACGGTGACCGTGTGCCCGGTTTCTGCCGTGTATTCTTCGTAGTAAATCCGGAACGGGGTCACATCGGTGGTGCCGATGTCGAACACACTCGCAGCCACCAGCGCGGCCCACGCTTCGGGGATGACCGTGCGCATCACCGAGTAGGGCACCACCAGCGCATTCCCCGCGCCTGTTTCACCCTGCTCAACCAGCCGGGCCTCGTGCATCAACTGGTCACGGTGCAACGTGTCGAAGCGCTCGACCATCTGCGCCGCGATCATCTCGTTTTTGTTGCGCGGCTTGCGCAAGTCGCGGCGTGGTGCCAGCCCGCTGCGCTGCATTGCCTCATTCAGGCGGAAGCTAGCGCGGGCAAAATCCGGCACTCCGGCCTCGCGCTCCAACACCGGGCCCAGTACATCCACACGCCCCTGGGCGGCAATACGCAGGTTGGCCGCGATGGGCTCATACTCTTTCTTCTTGGCCGCGATGAGGTTGCGCGCCTCGTCGATGCTCTGCGGATTGGCAGCCTGGATAGACTCCACCATCTGCTTGTAAAGGAAGTCGGCATAGTGCTCTTCGAGGGCCGCCGTTTCTTTTGCGATGTAATCGGCAATCTCGCGGCGCTGCTTTTCCTCGCGCAGTTCTTCGAGCTGGGCGCGCTGCTCTGCGAGTTTCGCGGGAAGGTCGTCGGTTTCGGTCAGGCCAAGCTGCTGGCGCAACTGGCGGGTGTGCTCCGCAATCAGCTTGCGCTCTTCCTCTTCGCGGGCGGCGCGGCGCTGCAGTTCGGCTTCGAGTTCCTTCTGGCGCTGTTCGTCGCGCTCTTCTTCGATCTCCTTGACTGCACCGGGGTACATCTGGCGCAGTTGCTCACGGGTCAGTTGCACATCCTTTGGTGCAGCCATCGGTTTCTCCTTTGCTTCACGCCGCGCCTGTTGGCGGCTCTCCAATATGGCGGCGACCCGGTCGCTCGGATTGAGCACCAGGTCAAACGCCTCGAAATACAACTCCGTTACCTCTTCCACATCCTGATCGCCCACTGTGATGAGGTCACTCTCACCCCAGGCGCGGATGCTCACCCCGACGGTGACGCCTGCGTCGAGCACAGCTTCCACGTCGCGGCCCCGCGTGGTGGGCAGGATGAAGCCTTCGAGCAGCACCTGCCCGTCACCCTCTTCAGTTCGTCCGTCCTCGCGTTCAATGCGCACCGGGCCGCGTTCAAACGAGACGCTATCCCATTTCACGATGGTGTCGAGCAGGTCAGGCACCCACGGATGGCCGCTTTCGCCCAGTGCCTGCCCGTCCACGCCACCGCGCTCCATACGGGACTGCAACTCCTCCACGGCAGCCGCTACCACGTCTGCTGGATAGCGGCGCATATTGCGGTTGATCACCCCGGTAGTCATGCCAACAGCACGCACGCGGCGGCCCTTGCTGCCGTTGGCTTCGAGGAGTTGCAGCGGACGCGCAAGGCGCTCGTTCAGTTCTTTTCTGTGTTCCGGCATCGTCCCTTCTTTCGCCACAACGTTGATATTCAGCGCGGTCAGGTGGGCTTGCGCGTCCTGTTGGGTGTCGTGACAGGCCACAATACTCCCGTCTTCGTCCTTTGCGACACACCATTGCGCGCCCTGTTGCTGAATGTGATAAGGCATACGGTTTCCAGACAACAAAAAAGCGGCGCTCTTCTCCTGATAGAGAAAAACACCGCTGCCCTACTGTTATTTCGGGGTTGGGTTCAGGATATTTGGTTTTGCCGGTCTCTCCCGGTTGTCATACCACTCCAAAGGGCAGGTATCGCCTCGTCAATATCGATATTGGTTGCGGTGGCAGGGATTGAACCTGCGACCTTCGGGTTATGAGCCCGACGAGCTACCACTGCTCCACACCGCTGTGGGGCGCATTATCGCGCCAGGTGCGCATACCCGTATTATAGCACACCCCTGCTAGTCTTTACACTCCACAAGCCGCACCCCTGCCCGGCGCTGAGCTCGTGTCGGTACACTGGGCCGGGCCTGCAGTTCGGCCTCCAATGTCGAGAGCAAGCCCCGCGCCTGCCGTTCGGCCTGGCTGCCCGGCTCTTCCACATCCAGCAAACCGAGCAGCGCCGCGCACACCGCATAGCGGCGACGGGTCTGTTCGCGTTGGAGGTCGTGGTAATGGACTGCCATGGTTTAGCCTTTATCCTCTTTTCGGGCAATCTCCATCCAATGAGTGACCTTCGATGGATTGTGTAGCGATGTGCCGTAGGCGTCAAGTTCCCACCGGCGTTTCTCTCCATCAAAGCGCGCCTGCTCCCAGGTTTCGCCAATGAGGTTGCCCTCAAAATCATACTCCACTGTCCAGGCCAGCACAGGGTCATAGGTATCAGGGAGGCGCTCAGTGGCATCTATCCAGACGAAGGTATAATCTGTTGGCCCCATCACGCACCCCGTTTCACGATCCGATATTCCAGCGGCGGCTGCTTGCTTCTATCCACTGCAATCACCACGTATTCCTTCGCCATATCATATGCACGCACCTTCCGCACCAGTTCAGGCGGCACCATCTCAGCCAGGCGCTCAGCAGGCACATACGCAATATGCACCGGCTCGCCTATCGTCACCACCACCGCGCCGCGTGTATCGGCGTGCTCGTGGGCGGTGGTGTCTACGTCGCGCATAAACGCCTGCACGCCCTCGAGATGTGCCGGGCTGCGGTCAATGTTTGCCCCGCGCTGGCGGCGGGTTTCGGGTGGTGCGGATGGGACGCGGCGGCCTCTGGTCATTGGTCAGTGCCTTCCACTGGAGACCAGGCCCGAATATCGCTCAAAGGCACTTCCTCTTTTTCGCTTGCCAGTAACACGCGCTCATTATCACGCTGTGCCAAAACAACACCATTAGGCAGGTGCAAGAGCACGAGCGCATCGTGAGGGATTTCAGCAAACAGGTTATGGTCTTCTGGCGTGCGCCACTGCGGGCACACGACGACCTGGCGCACTGGAGATTTTCCTATATCGTTCTCGTTCCAGTCTGCGAGATAGAGAATGTATCTCTCTAATCCATCCCGGCTCTGGTTGTATAGCGACATGTTGACTGCCTCCTCTACGTCAATACCCAGCTTACGCAACGCCTGTGCGGCAGCCTGTGACGGCATGACAACTGCCCAAACACAGCCCTGTCCACAGTGCATCCATCCTGACGGCAGATCGCAGTGCTCCGGCTGGTCATTTCCGATAATATCACGCGGCTCTGACATACTTTTCCCCCGATGCTATCAGTAATTCGTCCATCTCCGGCTCGGTGCTGTTGGCCCAGTCCAACACCGCTGCGATCCAGCGCTCAGGTACCTCTCGCGCGGCCCCGCTCGCCACGTCTGCCAGCGTAAAGCCGACATGGTCGCCGTAGCTGTCCATCTCTGGCCACGGCTGTGTGCCATCCAGCCAACCGCGCATCCGGCCCACGAACCGGTCATCTGACATTGTACCAGACGTCCAGTAACAGAGGCAATTCGGGTGCGCCGGAATGCCGCCCGCGCCCACGGGGTACGGGTTCTGACTGGCATTCGCGTCGCAAATATCCACGCGGGGATGGGCCGGACTCAGTGTCCAGTTCTGCCCCTCCACCCACGGCTGCTCTGCGAAGAGGCGTTCACTGGCGCTGGCCTGGATGGCCTTGAGCTCGGTGCGAGCCAGGCGCAGCGCGTTGTAGGCCACGCCGCGCGTGGTCACAGGCTGGTCACGTGCAATCAGATCAAGCTGCTGGCGCTTCGTGATCAACCCGGTCATATCCCCGGCAGTAATGTCCGTTTTGGTCAGGCGCAGGCGCTGCGCCGTCCAGCGCGTCATTTGTGCATCGGCCCCCAGGTGCTGCTCAAGCTCACGGGCCAGGCTCATCGCGCTCTGTCCATTCGCAGCGGCGGCGGCTATTTTCGCCTGGATAGCCTGCTGGTTGCTGGTGTCCAGCCGCCACAGTCGCTGTGAGAGGTTCAGGCCGTCGTCATACACGCGGGCGTTCGCGGCCTCGACAATGGCACTGATGCTGCGGTCAAAAAACACCCCCATCTCAACCTGCACCTCCTGGCTGGTGCGTTCGGTGAGCAGGCGCGGGCCGTGCGCCATTTCGTAGTGCTGGCGGAGAATGGCCTGATAAGGCATCCAGACATTCGACTGGCGGCGGCTTTCATACAGCCCCGGCAGATTGAAATAGTATTCGTGCGCTTGCGCCAGTTGCCCGAACGCCAGCATTACCGCCTGCTGCTGCGCGCCGCGAAAGCCTAATATCCACGCATCATAGGCGGCGCGCCAGTCAGCCGCGACACCGCCACGCAGGGCAATGACCGCCTCTGTGGGCAGCACGCCATCATCTGCAGCCGCACGCAGCACCCGGTCGGTGAGGCGCTGTGCCAGGTCACCGAATATGGTGTGTGTGTCACCAATGAGCTTAAGTAGCATCCGCTCAAGTGCAAACTGCTGCGCATCGGCTATCGTGGCGGCGTCGAACATTGCTGCTATCCCAACCTGATCAACAACTGCGTGATATTCGTCCCGCTCACGTCCGTGACTGCACCCGTCACCAGATTGTAAACCGTCTCGCCCTGACCAGTGGGCACCCCAAACTCGGTTTCCAGGCGGCTGTAGTCGGTGCCGTCGATCATGGTTTCCATCACGTCCTTGAGCCTATGCAGGCGCTCATCAAACTCTGCGCCGTGTACCACCGTCTGCCGCAAGTCCGCGCCCAATCGCTTCGATATGTCTACTTTGATATAGGTCACTGCCATACTTTCATTCCTTTCTTAACTAAATGGATACGTTATTCCCGCGCCACCGTTATACATACCGCTGATTTCGCCGGATGTGAGCAACCGTTTCCAGATGCCAACCTCATCTATACGGCTTCCGTTGCTAATAGGGTCTTCAAAACCAAGAAACTCCCTGGCACCTAGCTGGAATTCTGCGGTGCCCACCGTGGCAGCGCTACTACCCGTTGTTGTGACAGGTGTACCGTCGTTTAAAATCAAGCGGATACGTTTGTCACTCGCACGGTAATCCGCAACCAGATGATACCAAGTATTTATTGCTAAGACTGTGCTATCAGTCACCAAACCACTATTACCGATAACGAAGGAGAAATTGTCTGATGTATTAATCTGTAGGAAATATTCCCGCGAGGCGTTTGTATCTTTCGAGACGATCATCTGCCTGCTGCCGTCCAGTGTTGCCAGGTACACCCAACAAGCAAGGGTAAAATTACCGTCTATCTGTACGTGTGGGTTGCTTGCTAAACTAAGAAAGTTGCTCCCGTCAAACTGAGCGCTCCCCGCGCCGAGTTTTGGCGTTCCCACCACTACGCTGCCATTGTTGGCCAGGTCGTTGCTACCAACGCTATCCGACCACGTGAGATCGTCGAGCTTCCAGTAAGCGACCAGGTCGGTGAGCAGAGGCGATGGGGCAGCGCCCGTCGCCCGCTTACGCAGCAGTTTGACGATGTTCATATCGCCCGGCCCACCAACGTGATAGTCGTGTCCGTCGTCGTTTGCGCCGCTGCCGTGGCGATTTTGACATAGCGCCAGCCCAGGAACGTCACCGGGTCAAGTGAAATCGCCCGGCTTGCCACGGCTTCCGTGTTGGCAATCGATACCTGCCCATCTGTGTCATACAGCGGTACAAACGTGGTGCCATCGACCGACACCTGAAACGTGATAGCGGCGGTGTCATAATTGGCAGGCAGCACCAGGCCGATCAACGTGTCGGTGACCAGATCAACAGCCTCGCTCAGGTCATCATCGACATCAATATCAATCAGCGCATCGTGCAGGGTAACCTTTGGCGACGTGTAGCGCATTGTGCTGCGTGCCCCATATTGCGGCATTACATCCCTCCTAATCGTGCGGTTTCATCCGGTTGCAGCGCCAGCCACTGCAACGCGGTATCCAGGTCAATCGCCGGGAGCATCTCCGCGGCAATACGAACCAGTTGCTCATCTCCGAACAGGCCGGTTGCGCGCAAACTGGCGACGGCTCGCGCCACCTCGGCGGCCTGCGCTGGCGTGAGTTGCTGGCGCGGCGGTCGCACGACCTCATAGGTGTACATCGGTGCGAACAGGCCGCTGAGCAGAAGTTGACGGTCAATCAGCGGGCGAATGATTTGCGCGTCCAGCCAGGCCGTGACACTCATCAGCGACCGATCATACTGCGCCAGTTTCTCTTCGAGTACATCGCGGTTGAGGTTCGCGCCGTAGCCCAGCAACTCCAGTGGCACGGGCGACGCGGTTTCCCAGGTGCTGATGTGGTGCTGTACATCGCCGATTTCATCAAGTCGCGCATCGCCCTGCAGGGTCTGGATTGTGGCACGTTTGTTGACGAAAAAATCAGCAATGGCAGCGAACGGGTTATCCAGCGCGTCGCGGTTGCGCTCCACATACGCCTCAAGCTCAGCCTCGCTGGCGTCTTCCAGGCTGTGCAGGTACTTCATCCCGGCCCGCGTTTTGCGCCGCACGGCGATGTCGAGCTCGCCCTCATCAACCCGCTTGTAGGCGCGGCGCGCCGCGCCGAACAATGGATATCCGTAGCGACTCCCCTCGTCGTGCTGCCAGCGGGCCTGGATGATTTGCCACTCCGCAAACCAGATGGCATGACGCGGCGGCTGCATCCCTGGATACCACATCCCCGCGAGATACGGATCGGGTGTTTGCCAGTAGGCGCGGGTCGGGTCATCAAACCGGTCGTGCTCGTCGCTCTGGCGGTACATTTCCAGCGTAGGCTTGAGGGTGCATTCGCGGATGATGCCGTCTCTATCTGCCGACAATTCGACAAACGCATCGCCGGTGATAAGCGCACGTCGCAGCCAGTCATCCAGGCGCGTGTGCAGGCGCAGGCGGGCCAATGTCTCGCTGATGATTTCCTGCGCCCGCTCAGCCTGGGGGCCGTCGGCGACGCTGATACTGAGATCGCCCTGGGTCGCGTCGCGTGCCAGGGTCTGGATAACGCCCGCCGCACGCGGGTCGGTGCGGTACATCTCCTTGCACGTCGCAATGACCTGGGGGCGTTCCTGCTCCATCCGAAAGCGGGTCAGGTCGTAGGTCATACGGCTGACCGGTGGTGTCGGCAATTCGTCACTCGTGGTGACGGGCTCGCGTTCGGCTTGCTGGGCGCGGCGGGTCAGGCGGCGGGTGAGCGGCCCGGCCTCGGCAATGCGCTGCACGGCGTAGGGCAGCATCAGGTTGTTGATGAGAGCCAGCATTAAAACATCTCCGCATTTCGAGTGCGAGCCGGGGCGGCGGCAGGAGCATCGTGATCGACCCGGAACAGTGCCGATAGTGCCCACACCAGCGCGTCAAGCCGGTCAGGGGATTGCATCCCAGGAAGCCAGGAGCAGAGCTGGTCTTCGAGTGTCCCGAACGCGCCGACGTGATGCACCCGACCCTGTTCATACAGGGCGCTCACGGGTTCGGCGCGGGTCTGTTTGCCCCGGCTGGCCCACACTGCCCGAATAGGTAACTGCTTGCCGCCGTCGGTGCTACGGATGGTCTGTTCCACCATCTCACCGCCATTGTTGCGCTCGGCTATGATTTTGTCGGCATAATGTGTGTGATAGGCCGCAATCACCGCGCGCGCCCAGGCCGCCGGGCTGCCCTGCACACTGCGGTCATCCAGGACATAGCCGTGGTCGTCTTCGCCAATGCCCGCCACAATGATGCCCGTTTCAGCGCCGTCGCTGCTGGCAGACGGGTCTACCCCGACAACAATGCGCTTGAGCACGGGAGCCTGCAACACGCGATGCTGCTCTATGGTGGTGCGTGTCCACAACGCGCCCGGCACATCGTCGAGCAGTTCGGCGTTCAGTTCTTGCCTGCCCAATGTTGTGCCCTGATAGCGCGCCAGAATGGCCGTCTGGAATGCAGCAGGAAGGTGGGGGTTGTCGTAGGTCGTGGCGCGGGTATGTACAACCGTGGCATCCTGGAGCAACGCCTTGATGCGCGGCAAGGGGCGCGGCGTGGTCGTTGCCATCCAGCGCGGGTCGCTGCCCAGGCGCAGGCCCATCATTGCCATATCCATCGTGGTATCCAGATAGTGCATTGCAGCCAACTCATCAAACCAGATGCGATGATGCTGGGGGCCGCGTAGTCTGTCGGGTTGATCGGCGCTATAGAGTTTGAGAAACGCGCCATTGATACTGGCCTCGCCCATACTGCGATTGTAGCTGTCGATGGTGTAGCCGTGCTCACGAGCCAGGGCCAGCAGCCCCGATGGGCCTTCCATACAGGTATCGCGGGCATCTCCGAATGTCGGGGCAACGACGCCAATACGCTCGCCTGGCTGCAATCCTGAGAGGAGCCACGCGGCCCCGGCATAGGTCTTGCCCGCACCACGCCCGGCCAGCAGCAGCCAGCCGCGCCAGTCACCCGGCGGCGGGGTCTGGTGGGGAAGGAGGGCAGGAGAAATAGCCAGGGGGTCAGGCGATTTCACCAGGTACACCTGCTCAAGCCCGTCCAATCTCTTTTTGATGTCCGTTAGACCTGGCAATGCGTTCAAGCTCCTCAATGCGCTTCACGAGTTCACTGTGTTCGGAGAGGCCGCGCCGCGTTTTCTCGTACCAGATGATAGCGGCGGTGTTGCCTTGTCGGCACTGTTCCATCAGGGCGTTGCTGACTTCGCGGGCTCCCTGTGCCCTGCCTTTTTTTATTGCCTCCGAAAACTCCGAAAACTCTTTCTGGCGCTCGTACAATGTTGATGGGGCAATCCGTAGTGCATACGCAATCTCATCATTTGTCAGCCCCTGCCCGGCCAACCGCTCCACTTCCTCAAAATCAATCTGGATACGCTTGCGGCCCACATCCTACCCTCGCAGCCTATTTATTGCCACCATCCGTATTTCGCCAGCCACGACCGCTGACGCTCCTGGATTGAGTCAAGCTGCGCTATTTTCTGGCGATACTCCATTGCCCTCAGGCGCGGCGCAGCTTCCAGGTACGCGTCTCGATAACGACGTATGTCAAGATCAAGTGTGCCCTGTACCCCCTCATACATCAATACGGCCCGTTCATCAGCCGTCATTCTCCGAGGAGGCCAATACGCCACTTCGTCAATACGCCCGGTATAGCGAACGGGGCCGCCACACGCAGCACGCAACAGTGGCGATTGTTTCAGTTTCTCAAGCATTGTTGAACCTTTCTACCCACATTGCCGCAATCGTTTTGCCCTCAAATGTAACTTTCACGCTGTTATCTTGCATTTACCCGACAAGAATGCAACCTGCCGTACATTTACTCAGCCTCTAGCCCGGTGATGTGGACAAAGCCACCCATCGACAGCCGTGCCCATTCGCCCTGCCACTCGGCCACGTGCACACGGCTGCGTGGACTGAGCAGCGCGGCGACATTCCGATCCCCGTCTACCTGCGGCTCATACCGCACCACCGCCACACTCCGCGACGGAACGCGATACCAGTGCGGCGCGCGGAGGTCAGGAACCGTGCCGCCCAGCACCAGGGGCTTCCACTCGTGCCAGCGCGTCCCAGGGCAGGACGACTCCCAGCCGGGCACCGTGATTTCCTTATGTCCAACAACCTCGGCCCGAGGCCAGCGGGCACGGGCAGCCGCCACGCGGGCGGCGAGCGCATCCAGCCACTTCTGTTCGGGGATCGTGTCAGCAAAATTGGTCAGGGCACTGATATGGAAGCTCCGATGGTTTTGATAGGCCACGCCATAGCGCAGCAGATCGGGGGCGCTGGTGATATAGCAGGCGATGCTCCCGTCTACCTCCTCTACCAGCGCCTCGTGATAGGCAATGCCCGTGCCCCACTGCTGGAGATGGTAGGTATGCACCGCCTGCACAGCCGCGATACCGGGCTGATAGGTCCAGGCCGCGTGATGCACCACCACATAGTCAGTGTTCCTGCGCTGCTCAGTGTAGCCGCCCTGGTATTCTGCTCGAACGTCGTGTATCTGCATTTCACGCTCCTCTGCCTGCCAGGCACTCACCCAGGCAATGACCTGATTGACGTACTGTTGCGCATGGTTGCCATCACTGTCGGGTGCATACACAGGAATGATGGCTTCAACCGTGTGCAGACCCCAGCCCTCAACATAGCGATAGACAATCCGCTGACACCAGTCGAGCAAGCCAGTCATCCAGTCGGGAAAGATGGCAAAGCCGCGCGGATGCGTGCCGGTTGCGTGCTCGTTGGCATACGGCTCACGGACGTTGCCAAAGTTGCGCGTTTCCACTGCCACGCCTTTTGTGCCACAGCTACTCTCCTTGCGGTAGAGGGCCAGGGCAAAGGCGGGGTCGATGCCATACTCGCGTATCAGTTGGTACGCCGCTCTGGCCTGCGGAGCCATCGGCGAGTCAGCATCACGCAGCACGCGCGCGAACGTCTCACGGCTGATGCGGGCAGGGTGAATAACTTTCACGGCGCATCCTCCTGCAGCCGGGTGCGGGGTGCCAGGCGCGCATGTCGGTGGCGGACATACGACAGTGCTGGTGCCAGAAAGAAGGCGTTGACTGCTGCCTCAACCGCCGCGCGCAGGTCCTCGCCACTCAGCCAGGCCGCTGCGACGGAGGCCGCAAAGCCGAGGAGGCTGGCCAGCGCCAGGTTCACGAGCTGCGCCACGCGGGGATGGTAGAGCATGCGCCAGACCAGCCGCTGGAGCGGACGGCTCTGCTGCCACTGCGGGCGCGTCGGCCTGGGCAGGGCGGTGCGTGCCTGGTCGAACAGCCAGCTTGCCAGCCAGCCGGAACTGCCAGCAGCAATCAGGCTCAACAGGGTTATCGTGCTATCCAGCATCCTCGTTGTCCTCGTCCTCAACAAATCGCATCGGGTCAATGGTCAAATCGCCCTCACGCACATAGGCATCCACATCGACCAGCGAGATGGTCGGAAGCTGGTCTGTATCGGCCACGACTTCACCTTGCAACCGCTTGCGCAGCGCGCGGTTTTCCCGGCGCAAGTGCAAGTTTTCGTCTTTCGCGCGGTCCACATCCGCCGAAACCAGTTGCAGACGCCACTCCTGGCGGGTCAGCTTCTGGCCCTGCTCATAGTTCTCCTGCTCGATGGCCTGGTGCCGGGCCTCGCGTGCCTGCCAGCTTGTGACCTCATCCTGCAGGCGCAGCACCTGCATCTTGAGCAGGTCGATCTCGCCTTTGAGCGCGGTGGCCTGGCCGCGCAACTCAGCATTCTCGCGCTGCAGCCGGTCTTTCTCGCTGTCGTCCGTGTCGCGGCGCTGGCGGATGTCCGCCAGTTCCTGTTCGGTGGCGGTGAGCCGGTTCTGCGTGGCTTCCAGCAGGCCATACCACTGCTTGACAATCTGGTCGGATGCATCTCGTTCCTGTTTCGCGGATCGGTCCGACGTGCGCAGCAGCCAGACAGCGCCGCGCCAGAGGCCAGCGCCCACGCCAGCCGCCGCCAGGAGTTCGATGAGACGAAAGGCAAGATCGGTCACGCAGCACCGGAACGACTCCAGTAGTCAGGAATAAAACAATTTCGGGGGGTCACTCACGAGGGCAAGAAAAAGGCTACACTCTGCCCATCGTGAGTGTAGCCCTACCGGAATTATAGCATATGTTGTACAGGTATGCACGGATGTGCCACTAGATAGCGGTTGCAGCAGTTACTGGTAGATGTCCAAAATTTTGGACATCAGGCCGCGCTCGCAATCTGCCGGGCACCTGCTGCGGCTTCCACATATTCCAATGCTGCCAGGAGCGCGCCGCGTATCTCATCCTGCCGCTGCTGCGGCAACTTGCGGAACTCCTCTTCGGAGGATGGCAGATTGTTCACCGCCTCTGCCAGGGTCAACATGGTGAGGATGTAGTCCATAAGGGCTCCTTAAAATGGCAAATCGTCATCATCTGTGCCAGCAAGAATAATCCACGCATCTGGTACATCATAGGTGATATGCTCGCCCAGGAGGGCGCGGACCCATCCGATTGGTGCGGGGGCGCGCACCTGCACCCGCTCGGTAGACTCCGCCTCCCAGAAGTAGATGTGCTGCCCGGCAGCGGGGCTATACATATGCCCAATGCCGTCAACCTCTACATACTGTACAGGGTTCGTTGCCCAGCGTGGCAGGTCGCTGCTGCTGGTGTAGGTGTGCTGCTCCCAGATCGGGAGGTGGATAGCCGGGTCGATCTTGAATGTCCGACAGGTGCCACTGCGGGATGCGCAGTGCAGGGTGTAGTAGCCATCCGCATCAGGCTGCGCCTCATCTGCTGCCCAGGCATACTCATAGGCGGGTTGTCCATCTTCATCGTGTCCAACGTACCAGCGCAGTTGGTACAGGGTGAGGCTGGCACCTACGGGCCACGTCCAGACGCCGCGCTGGCGAACAGCGGCGCGGATGACTTCGGTGCAGGCGTGATGTTCCTGCAAAAGCTGCTGGCGTTCCTGTTCCTGCCTGGCCTGCTCGGCCTGGCGTGCTGCTTCCATTTCAGCGCGGTTGCGCTCCTGTTCGGCCTGGCGTTCGGCCTGCTGCTCTATCCAGGCGTAGAGGTGACCCAGCGTAAGGAGCAGCCGCTCGCGCAGCTCGCCCGGATTGGCAAAAACGTGTTCGCGCAGGGCCATTGCCTGCGAACAGGCGATCACAAAGTGATACTCCGGCTCCTCTGAGCGCGGACGACCACCGCTACTGCGCGGCCCGGCGCGCAACCGGATCGACACGTCCAGACCCTCGATCATCACGATCCAGGCAATGGCCTCGTGCTGGATGCCAGAAGCGAACTGGCTCCAGCGGTAGATGATATCCAGGTCGTCGTGCAAGTCGCCAAGCTCCTCGCGGAGCACCCCTTCCATTGCCTGTACCTGCTGGTGCTGCTGTGTCCGCTCGGCTTCGTCCTTTTGCCGCTGCTCTTCCTGTTGCTGCCTGGCCTGGGCGTTGAGGGTGGCGAGGGCCAGGTCTCTGATAAATGCGGGATCGGGTGTCATCGTGTAGTGCTCCTTTATACAAGAAATCCATCGGTTGCCGGGTCGCCGTGGGGATAGCCCCGACAGTAGAGTTCGGTGCCGTGCTCGTCGAGCACCTTGTGACTGTGCCACACATCGCCCTGCTTCTCGCGGCGCTGCATCACCACCTGGTGCTTCGGGCAGAGCGGCTCGCCCTCGGGGGTGCGCTGCCAGTCGGTGGCGGCGGGCTGGATGCCATAGCGCGGCAGGCGCCCCACCGCGCGCTGCACCTGCTCCAGCGGCAGGCTGACGGTGATCGTCACCGGGTAGCCGTTGCAGACCCCCTGCACGCTGATCTGCACGGGCTGTTTGCCGTTCTGTTCGCTCATCTTGTGTGCTCCTGTGATTATGTCAGGCGCGGCCCCTGAAAACTGCACAGACCTGTGATATTCCGAATACAACAGGCGGAGCCGCGCCCCGGCGTATTATGCGGCCACGAGCCGCTAGTCGAATTCTATCCTGATTTGCTCGCGTATCCAGGCGCGGGTGGCGGGCCGGAGCACGATGTCGATTGCTTCGTCGCTGCTACAGGTGGCCGGGCTGAATGGGTGCAGCGCCTCATCAAAGCGAGGGCCGATCCAGTTTGTAATCTCATCAGCGGCAATGCCCTGCTCTCGGCACCAGGCTGCCAGCCGCTCTGGCGTGCAGGCCGTGTGCAGGATGCCGTCTGGCGCATCTGTCCAGAGGGCGTATCGTGTCGGGTGGCTGTGCTGCATTGCCCGGTATGGCCGGGGGTGGTGTTCGTCTTGCATCGCCTCTCTCCTGTGGTGCAGGCCGGGCGGTGTGCCCGGCGCTGCTGCTGCTGTCGATTATGCCGCAACCCGGCGGGCGGGTCGGTCCAATTCCCAACAGATAGCCAGTAGTCGTTTCGCGGCCCGGTGCCAGCAGGGCTGCTCATTCTGGTATGCCTGGCATTCGCAGGCCCCGTTGACCGTGTACACGTCCCCGCTGGTTGCGCTGGGGATGTATGCCAGTATCAAACTGCCATCAGCCGCGCATTCCACCATAGCGCCCGCGCCAGTCAGCAGGTTCTCGCGGGCCTTGTCGAGGGCGTTGCGCCAGCGCGGTGGCATGTCGTGCCGGGCTGCGTAGCGATACGCGTCCTCAATCGTTTCCCAGTCGGGTGCGTAGCGGAACGCAGGGCGCGGCTGGTAGTCCGGGTTGTGTGGTTCGGTGAGCCACAGCAGCGCCTCAAAGCTATCCACCACGCGCGCCAGCGACACGTCGGGCCGGTTGATCCAGCGCCAGTAGGCATAGGCCAGGTCGTCGCGCTGCGCTGCCGACAGGTCAAAGAGATACCAGGCTGCCGCGTGGCGGTCTTTGTTCCATAGTCCGTTTAACTCCGCTGGTGGTATAATAGTCTGTATCGCCATTTCGTTGACTCCGTGATGGTAGCTGCCCCGTCTGGTGTTGTCGCGCCGGGCGGGGCTTTTTTGTTCGTTGATCACTACATATGTAGTGATACACGTAGTATAGCAGATTGGCAGCGCCTTGTCAATACCTATGTGTATATGTAGTGAGTGTGGACATGAAAATGCCCCGCTTCTGAAGCGGGGCCGGGCGGGGTGGTATTCTGGTTATTGCAAGGCGATAAAAGCCTGTCCGCCCCCAAGAAAGGCGGCATAGTTTTTTACCGCCAATGTTAACCCGGTTGCCTGTGCAGGCACCTCGTAAAACCAGGTACATCTTAGTGGAACACTTGGATTAGCTTCCCTGAATGCGCAATGCTCGTTTTCTGGAATTTGCGAGATAGCCGCCATTGCACCTATGTGCTCAAACTCGCGCCCCTGGTCATCAATGATAATCGCCGCATCAATAAAATGGGCTTCATTGGTCAAGTTTTCTGTTTCTGCGGTGACGCGCACGTATCGCCCACTGGTTGCAATGTCAGACCCTAGAATGTTCTCCGATGCGAGCGTGTTTCCCATCTCATCAAAGGTCACCACTTGCCAGCGCACCTCATCATCGACTATCACATCCTGTCCGATACCGGGTTGTGTTGGCTCTGGCGTCGCTGTTGGTGGCTCTGGCGTTGGTTCGGGTGGTTGTGTCGGTTCGGGCGCGGCTTCTGGCGTCGCATCGTCTGCTGCTGGTAGCTCTGGTTCCGGCGTGGCGCTGGCTGGGCGGGGTGTGGCGGTTGGGGCGGGCGCGCTGGTGGGTGCCTGTGCGGTCTGTTCGGTAGTCTCTCCGAACAACATTGCGATAATACCACAGCCGATGCAGCCGATGATAACGACTACTGCCGCCACAATAGCCCACTCCAGTGCGCTGCCTTTTTTGGGTTGCTTCTGCGCCATGCGTCGTCCTTTCTAGCTATAGACATATGTATTGACAACGTGCCAGGTTGCTGCTATAGTAGTCATCATAGCAGCAGGGAGGAGACAAATGAGAATCGAATTACGGGTAAAAGAAGTAGCGCAATTGCGCGGTGTCCAGAACATAACCGAACTGAAGGACCGTGTAGGGGTTGCGTATGACACTGCTGCAGACCTCTGGCATGGCAGGATGCAGCGGATTGATCGTGATACGTTGGCGCGGGTTTGTGCGGCATTGCAGTGCGATCCCGGTGATGTGCTGGTACGTCTGGATGATGATGACGATAGCACAGATGTGATAGAATTGAAAGAATTAATGACCCAGGGAGTAGCAGCCTGAAGTCTTGCCGGACACGGGCTACTCACCTGGGTTGTTTATACCCCTTTTGGGGCTTTGCACCTTTACAAATGATAGGCGCGTGTCTGTCTGATACAGACTGGTGGAGATGGGGGGATTATTTCGCATCTCTCACGCACGCTAGTATTCCAGCCGGTTAACGGCCTGGCGCATCCCCTCTACACTCACAGCCAGATAGCGCTGCGTGGTCTCGATACTCTCGTGACCGAGCAGCAGTTGTATGGTGCGTATACTCTCCCCCTTGTCTAGCAGTCGCGTTGCAAAGGTATGGCGCAACTGGTGCGCGTGGACCTGGATGCCACGACCACGCAGCCAGCGGTCAAAGATGTGCGCAGCGCTCTTGACTGTGAGCGGCGTTCCATCGCCCTGGTCAACCACCGCGTGATGCGGCTCGGTATGGGTGGCCCTCGATAGCTCACGCTCCAGAGCGGGGTGGATCGGAACACTCCGACTCTTGCCGCCCTTGCCGTCACGCACCAGCAACACACCACGCTCAATGTCCACATCACGCCAGCGCAACGCGGCAACCTCCGAGATACGCAGCCCGCAATAGAGCATCAAGAACACGGCGCGGCGGTTGCGCTGCCAGGTGGCCTTGTGGCTCTGTGGCGGCTGGGCAATCGCTGCCAGGAGTTCGCTCGTTTCGCTGGTACTCAGTGCCGCCGGTGGCGGGAGCGCAACCTTCGGGCTGCGTATCCCTCGCGTTGGGTCGCTATCGAGATAGCCTTCGTCAACGAGCCAGGCGCACCACCCCCGCAACGCTGATAGTGCATTGCGCACGGTCCCCGCGCCACATCGCTCTGCCAGGTCAATGATATACGACTGTACCACGCGGCGGGTGATGTGCGCAAGCCGATCAACCCTGGCCTCTCGCACAAACTGTTTGATGTGGTCCACATAGCGGGCAATCCCCAGCGGGCGGCGGCCCTCAGCACGCAGCACGCGCCTCCATTGTTGGATCAAGCCGGATATATCCGGCTCGACGGGCAACGCAACAACATTGCTCTGCATACGTATCACTCCTGCTGCAATGATAGCACACCACAGAGCAGGGGTGCCCGATCTGCAGCGTGCAGAACCGGGCACGTATGCAGCGAGTATAGCGTGCATAAGCCGCCTGTCAACAGCCTGACAGGCACCCGACAGCGCAGCAAGGCGCGGCTAATTGTTCAGGTTGAAAATCGGAGTCACGGAAGTGTCATCATCGTGCGTGGCTCCTAGGTATGATCGTAGCACAGGACTACGGTTTGTAAACGTACTGATAAGGTTTCTATGTGCAAGAGGTGTTGAGGTGTTATGGAAGCAGCAAATATGCCAACCATCGTAACCGTGTTCATTGTTCAGTTCTTCTGGTTCGTGCTCGTGTCGCTGGTTGTCCACTATACGCAGCCCTGGTACCAGAAGCACAACCTCACGATTGTGCCGGTGTTTATCAGCGTGCTGTCGGTTGGCATCACGATGATGGTGCTGGCGCGCCTGGTGCCGGTGGAGTTGCACTGGCGTGAGTACGAGTACCTGACCGTGATCGCCTTCACCGTGTCGTTCGTGCCGGTTGGTATCCAGCAGGGTATTCGCAAAGCAATCAACGGGTTGCACCGTGACTATCTGTGAGATTGATATGCCAAGGATAAAACGGCGCTATCGGTTGCGGCGCGGGGCGCGCTCTGGGCAGGAAGATATGCTGATGCGCCTTGAGCGCATCCAGGGCCGACTCAAGAAGGCGAACGCCCATTCGTTTGATGCACTCACGGTTGAGCGGGCCATCGAACTGGTGCAGGCCGACCTGATTGCTATTGAGAAGTGGCTACAAGTCGATTTTGAGGATATCACGCGCATCGACTACCGCCACGAAACCGAGGACGTGGAAGAGGAAACGGAAACCGATCAGCGCATAGCCGCGCTGGAGGCTCGTGTCAAGGCGCTGGAAGAAGGTCGCATCGTTTCTATCAATCGAGAAAGGAAAGCCGAGTGACAACACCCCCGCTCAACACAGAGCACACCCAACAGGTCACCAGCCCGCTGGCACGCTCGCGCCCGGCCTGGCAGGATTTGCCAGCAGCGATATGGCGTACACGCTCGATTGCGCTGTTTGGCTACGAGTTGACGTGCGTCTGGTTGCCGGACGATGAGATACGAGCGCGCCAGCAGAGCCAGCGCGCACACCAGGAATGGGCCGTGAGTACCGAGGAGTAAGAAAGGAGCAGGGTAATGGAAGGCCCGGAAAAAACCCAACCATTACCCGACGTGATGACACGCACTATTATACCAGAAAAGATGTACGATATGAACCTCCCGCCCGAACTGATCGCCGCCGCCACCGAACTGGCGCACAGCCAGTATTATCGATATTTCTCGGTCAGTCTGGTGTATCGAGAGCGCTTGAGCGATGGCCGAGTGGAACGTTATTGCCTGCTCGACGAGTGGCCCACGAGCGAGGCCGCCCAGATTGCCGCAGCGCACCGCGAGATAGAGCGGCTGCGCGCCGAACTGGAGCAGGCGACCCGCGTGGCACCGGCCAGCCGCAACGGGCACCAGCCGGGGGAACCTCTGACCTGTAGCAAGTGTAGCAAGCAGGGGTTCAAGACCGTGCAGGGGCTGCGCAAACACGAGCGGACCTGCAACGCGCCGCATGTCACCGACGAGCCGCAAGCAGCCCCCGAGCCGGATGAGCACGGGCGCGTCCCCTGTCCAGAGTGCCAGCGGCCATTGCTGCCAGGGCGCTCGATGGCCAACCATCGCACACGGGTCCACGGCGCGAGCGGCAGACAGGTCGGCTTTCCCTATACCCGCCAGCAGCCGCGCCCCGTTGAGATACGTGGGAAGTGCCGTCATTGCGGCGAGGAGTTTCATGTGTATGGCCTGACCACCCACGAGCGAAGCTGCCCCCAGCGCCCACCTGATCCGGACAGAGACCCACAGGCCGATGAGCCAGGGGCCGAGTCCACGCCCCCGGAGCCCGAACCGGACACAACCCGTTCTCTGTCTGAGAACGATGGCGATCCGCCAGACGCCGACCTGACCGACGATGCCAGCGCCCTGGCTGAGCCAGACTGGACAGCGGCAGACGATGCGTGTCTGCGCGACCCGCTGTATGCGTGGATGCGGCAGGCGGGCCAGGTGCCGCTGCTGACGGCTGAGCAGGAGGTTGCGCTGGCGCAGCGCATTGAGCAGGGTGACGAGGCGGCGAGGGAGCACCTCATTTGCGCGAATTTGCGCCTGGTGGTCAATATTGCCAAAAAATACACCGGGCGCGGGCTGGAGTTTCTCGACCTGATCCAGGAAGGGCATATCGGCCTGCTGCGTGCAGTTGCGAAGTTTGACTATACCAGGGGCCGCAAGTTTTCGACCTATGCCACCTGGTGGATCAGGCAGGGGATCACGCGGGCGATCTGCGACCAGAGCCGCACGGTCCGTTTACCCGTGCATATGCAGGCAGATATCACCGCGCTGCGCCGGGCACAGCAGGCGTTGCGTGAGGAGTTGGATCGTGAGCCGACGGTGGCCGAACTGGCGGTGGCGCTGGACTGGAAAGAGGGGAAGGTCAGGCAAACGATAGAGGCGCAGCGCAAACAGCCCCATTCGCTTGACGCGCCAGTGCGCGAGGAGAGCGAGACATCGTTGGGGGCGTTGTTGCCCGATCCAGGGGCGCGCACAGATGCGGCAGCAGAGGCTTCGATGCTGCGTGACGAGCTTCTCCAGGCGATCCAGGGACTGGGCGATGAGCGGGAGATACGCATTATTATGCTGCGCTATGGACTCGACGATGGAGAGTACAGGACGCTGGAGCAGGTGGGGCAGCAACTCGGGATTACGCGGGAGCGGGTGCGCCAGATCGAAGCGGTGGCGCTGCGGCGCCTGCGGCATCCGCACCTGGGGGCCGGGCTGCGTGCGTATCTGGACAAGGGGGTGGCGGCGTGAACGACGAATACGAACGAACCCACCTGGATACCTGGCTGCAGATGGCGGGCCAGACCCCGCTGCTGACACGAGACGAGGAGCAGGCCCTGGCGCAGCGGATCGAGGCCGGTGACCAGGATGCCCGGTCGCAGATGATCGAGGCCAATCTGCGGCTGGTCGTCAGTGTTGCCAAGCACTACCGTGGCAGGGGGCTGTCTTTTCTGGAGATTATCCAGGAGGGGAATATTGGGCTCATCCGCGCCGTTGACAAGTTCGACTGGCGACGCGGGCACAAGTTCTCCACAATGGCAACCTGGTGGATACGCCAGGGGATCACCCGCGCTATTGCCGAGCAGAGCCACACCATTGCGATCCCGGTTCATACGCAGGAAAAGGCGGCGAAGCTGAAGTTCGCGCAGCAGACCCTGCGCGAGGAGTTGGATCGTGAACCGACACCCGCCGAGCTTGCCACCACACTGGGCTGGGACCTGGCGAGAGTGCGGCGAATCCTTGACGCCCTGCGTATGCAGCCGCGTTCCATTGAGCAGGTCATCGTCGATGAGGGACCGGAAACCAAGCGGCTGCACCTCAAGGATGCTCTGGCCAGCGAGGGCCACACCGAGGACCAGGCAGAGCACACCGATCTGCGGGATCGACTGTGTGCAGCGCTGGCCAGCCTCGACGAGCGCGAACGCATTGTGGTGGCGCGGCGCTACGGGCTGCTCGACAGACAGCCATGCACATTGGAGGACATTGGCCAGGAGCTTGGTGTCACCCGCGAACGCATCCGCCAGATCGAGCGCGCCGCATTGGACAAGCTCCGCGAGACCGCCGCCGGACTGCAGAGCTATCTGACAGCGGGAGAGGAGGTGGCGGCGTGACGACCTACGCTGATTTCCTGGTTAGCAAACGCGCAACACATCAACCTGTCGGGCTTGAAGTTGCTCCAGGCGCCCTGCACAGTCGCCTGTTTCCGTTTCAGCGGAACATCACGCGCCGGGCGCTGCAACTGGGGCGCTCTGCCATTTTTGCCGACACCGGACTGGGCAAAACGCTGTGCAGTCTGGAGTGGGCGCGGCATCTGCCAGGGCGTGTGCTTATCATCTGCCCGCTGGCGGTGGCCTGGCAGTTTGTTGCAGAGGCACAGTATCTGGGGTTGCGTGTGCCATATGTTCGCAACCAGGCCGAGGCCAACACCGATGGGGCCACTATCTGTGTGACAAACTACGATATGGTCACACACTTTGACCCGGTCCGATGGACGGGCGTTGTGCTCGACGAGGCCAGTAGTCTCAAAAATCACACCGGCGCATTTCGCGCCCTGATGATGCAGATGTGGCGCGATACCCCCTACAAACTGGCCCAGACTGCGACGCCCAGCCCCAACACCCCGACGGAAATCCTTGAGATAGCCGAGTGGCTGGGTATCTGGGAGACACACCACGCATTGACCCGCTGGTTTTTACGTGATAGTAATCAGGCCGGGCAGTTGCGGCTCAAAGGGCACGCCGCGAGCGACTATTACCGCTGGCTGGCGAGCTGGTGTGTGGCACTGACCAGGCCCTCAGATATCGGGCCATATAACGATGATGGCTATGTGTTGCCGGGTCTGGATATCCACACCCATACGGTCTCGATTGACTATGCCCGGTTCCAGCGTGATGGTCAGTTGCTACCCACGGGCAGGCGCTCTGCTACCGAGATGTGGGCCGATAAACGCGAGACGGTGCAGGAGCGGGTGCAACTCGCCGCCGAGCTTGCAGCCAGCAACGACCTGCCGTGGGTTGTGTGGGTGTCAACCGACGAGGAGAGCCGGGCCGTGATGGAGCAGCTCGGGGATGATGCCATAGAGGTGCGTGGCTCGCAGCATACCGCAGAAAAAGAGCGACGGTTGCGCGGGTTTGCCGATAACACCTATCGCGTGATCGTGACCAAACCAAGCATTGCCAGCCTGGGGCTTAACTGGCAACACTGCCATCAGATGGTGTTTGCCTCAGTGGATTTCTCCTTTGAGCGACGCTACCAGGCGCTGCGGCGATGCCTGCGCTTCGGGCAGCAGCACCGGGTGCAGGCCCATATTATCACCACCGAAACCGAAACTAATATCAACCAGGCGATAGCCGAGAAAGAGCGGCAGCACCACGATCTGGTACGAAATATCGTCCAGGCTACGCGCCAGTGGGGGCTTGACCCCGACCTGGCAACCCGTGCGAGGCTGATGGATTACCAGCCACAGACGCCGCTGCACCTGCCGACGTGGCTAGGGAGGGCCGTATGAGTATCAATGTGTTGGATTATACTACCGGGCGCAATTATCTGATGATCCATGGTGACAGTTGTGAGGTGCTGGCCGGGTTGCCAGAGAACAGTATCGGGCTATCGGTCAGTTCGTGGCCATTTTCAGACCAATACACCTATTCGGATAGCATCAACGACCTGGGAAATAGCGACGGGGACGGGCAGTTTTTTGAGCAGATGCGGTACCTGCTGCCCGAACTCTATCGTGTGACCAGGCCGGGTCGGATGGCGATTGTCCACGCCAAGGACCGCATTGTGTATGGCAGCAAGAGCGGCGGTAATTTTCACATCAATCCATTTTCTGATGATTGCATCCGGGCAATGACCCGGTACGGCTGGCTATGCTATGGCAGGATAACCGTCGCCACAGACCCGGTGCGCGAGAATAAGCAGACCCATCGCCTGACCCACGGCGAACTGAAAAAGGATGCAAGCAAAATGGGCGTTGGAATGCCTGAATACGTGCTGCTCTTCCGCAAACCTCCTACCGATACCAGCAATCTGTATGCCGATGAGCCCGTGACCAGCTGTGATAGCGAGGATTACCCGCTGGGACGCTGGCAAATCGACGCGAACTCGCTCTGGCGCTCGAACGGGGTGCGATTGCTGCAGCCCTGGGAAACCAACGGTTATGACTACCGCGCCCACGTTGCCCACCTCCAGGGCCTCGACGAGCAGGGGCTGCTGGGCCGGGCTAATGGGCGACCCATACCCACCGATAGCCCGTGGGTCTGGTGGGATATCAACCGGCTGGATGTCCTGAATGCCGAGCTAGCCAATACTAATCGGGCTGATGAGGCGCATATTTGCCCGCTGCAACTCGATTTGACAGAGCGCTGTATTCAGCGCTGGTCGAATCCAGGTGATGTGGTGCTTGACCCGTTCGCTGGCCTGGGTACGGTGCCGTATGTGGCGCTGCAAATGGGCCGCAAGGCGGTCGGCATTGACCTGAAACGCGAATACTACCAGGCGGCAGTGCGGTTTTTGCAGTCGCTCGAATTTAAGCAGCAGCAGCCGACGTTTTTTGACCTGCTGGAACAGGAGGTATAAATGCGCATCCTCGGGATTGACCCTGGCATTGAATGGCCCGCGTCTGCGGGCCAGCCTGCGGGCCATACACGGGCTGCTGCGATTGGCGCTCAACCATATCGAACGCGTAATCGAGGAGCATCATGATTATTCTTGGCATTGATCCAGGCATCAGTAATCCAATGGGGCTGGTGGCCTGGGATACAGAGCAAAATCGTGTAACACATACAGAGGTGTTCCGATTTGACACAATCCAGAAGGGTACGCGGCCAGGCGAGGTACCGCTGAGTCAGCGACTCTACCTTGCGACACGCGCCGTGCGTCATTGCATTGTTAATCACACACCGTGCGCCATTGGCATCGAGGAGCAGATCGGGCGCTACAGCATACGCAGCCTGATAGAGACGTCCTACCTCGTGGGTCGCATCCAGGAGATTGTCGATGTGCACGATGCCGTCTGGTATCTGGTGAAGCCTGCCCAGGCCAAGCAGGCGTTGGCTACCACGGGCACGGCTGACAAGGCACAGATGATAGCAATGGCAGTTGCGTATGGCGTTGCTCTGCAGGGACGGCGGGCCGATAGGGAGGCACTGGCCGATGCGTTGGGTGTAGCCCTGGCGACGGACTATCAAATACAAGGGCGGATGCTTGTAGAAAGGGCCACAGGATGAGTGACACGGCGCGGGAGGCGGTGCAGGCGCTTGTCAACGGTACGGCAGAGCAGCCTGCCAGCGGGCTAGGGGACTGGCAAGCCGCCTATGACGACCTGTGGGGGCTGTACACAACCGGTGGCAAGGAGAAGGTGCGCACGGTCGTGAGCGGGGATAGGAAGCTGCGCACGCTGCTGGCGCAGGGGGGTGGGGGCGTGGCTCTGTCAACCGATGCCACGCTTGTCAGCTATCCGCCGCTGCCTGCTGCCGCAACCGCCGTCTACCAGCACCAGGGGCCGTGCGGGCACTGGCTGGATGACTATGTGCGGTTTGCCCAGGAAGCCGCCCCGATGGCTCCGCGCAACCTGCACGAAAGCGCCGGGCTGTTTGCGGTGAGTGCAGCGATTGCCCGCCGCCTGGTATTGCACGCCAGTATGGAGGCGATACACCCGAATCTGTACGTCCTGTTCCTGGCTCCGTCAACGATATACACCAAGAGCACCGCGCTCAAAATTATTGAGCAGGTGCTGCACCAGGCGCGGCTCTCGCATCTGCTCTTACCCCAACGGGCAACCCCGCAAGCACTGGTCAACGATTTGAGCGAGCACAAGTTGCCAACGAAACATGCCGACCTGGAAATGTTCTTGCAGCGCCGGGCGTTTGCTGCCAGGCGGAGCTACATCCGTGATGAGGTATCGAGTCTCTTTGTGGAGATGCGACGTGAATACAATGCGGGGCTCCTTGAGTTGTTGCTGGAGCTCTACAACTGTAGGGCAGATTTTACCGAGATGACCATCAGCCGTGGTGACATCACCGTTTCGGATAGCTACATGTCATTCCTGGGCATCAGCACCCCGTCGGAGATGTCGCCACACCTGGCCAACCCCACGTTCTGGAGCAATGGCCTCTGGACACGATTTGCGCTGCTGACACCGGACGAGTCGCCGCGCTATGCGTTCTACCCCCAGCAAATTGGGGGGCTGGACGGACTCGCCAGCCGTCTGCGTGCAATGTATGACCTGTTTCCAGAGCCACGAGCCGAATTGACTCACGAGGACGATGAGCAGGGCAAATCGGCTCCGGTTATCCGTGTCTATAACAAGCAATCACCCCGGCCCGCGCAACTCGCACCAGGGGTCTGGGATGCGTGGGCCGCCTATCATCGGGCCTGTTATGACGTGATCCAGGCCGGAAGTTTAGCGAAGGACCTGCACCCCAACTATGGCCGCTTTGCAACGATGGCAATAAAGACGGCAATGGTGCTGGCGGTGATGGATAGTGCTGAGCTTCCAGTTGTTGTGTCACTGGCCCACTACGCCAGAGCGCAGCAGATTGTCGAGGGATGGCGGGCCTCGCTGCACCACATCTGGGAGCAGCAGGCCGAAACTGAGGATGAAACCAACGCCAGGCGTATCTATGACTGGATTCGCCAGCATGGCGGCGCAACATCGCGCCTGCTGCAACAGCGACTCCATATCCACGCCAGGCCCGTCAGGGAGGCGCTGCAGGTTTTAGAGGAGTCTGGACAGGTGGAGCAAGTCAAGCAGGGAAGGACCACGATATGGGTTACATGCTAGACCAGTACAAAAGTGTAGCAAGTGTAGCAAAGTGTAGCACCCTATTTGCTACACTTTCTAGCCCGTTGGTATGCGCCAAACCAGCAAAGTGTAGCAGTGTAGCACTAATCTCTCTCTAAAAAAATTAAATTTTTTTGAGTCGTACAGGCGCGCGCGAAGAGAGAGGCTGCTACACTTGCTACACTGCTACACTTTTGGGGTTTTACCCATTGGCAAGCCTTAAAAAGTGTAGCAAGTGCCGCGCTACACTTTTGCTACAGTTGCTACAGTTTCAACACAGGAGAGGGGAGCAACCCAATGATTGACACAACCCACATCGACCTGCTGGCCCTGGTTGGCTCAGCCACCAGACTCACCCGCGTCTCACGCGCAAAGGGTGGCGAGTACCAGGGGCCGTGCCCGTTCTGCGGGGGTCGTGACCGCTTCCGGGTGTGGCCCGACGGTGAGCACCGGGGCTGGTGGTGCAGGCAGTGCGAGAAGCACGGGGATGCCATCACCTTTGTGCAGCTACGGGATGGCTGTTCGTTTGGTGAGGCGCTGCGCACGCTAGGACTGGAGGGCAGCGCGCCCCAACAACCACTGGCAGCACCCGACCCCCAGCCGCCGGAGGCCGTCGCACCCCCGCCAGAGGCGTGGCAAACCAGGCTGCGCAAGTTTGTGTGCTGGAGTCAGCTAGCATTGCATGACAAAGGCGCAACAACCATGTACAAGGACGACCTCCCCATTGTGACCTGGCTTGAGCAGCGCGGGTTGACGCGCTCGACCATCTTTGCTGCTGACATTGGCTACAACGACCGTGACTGGTATCTGACCCCGGCCTCGCTGGGTCTGGACCGCGAGCAGGATGTGTGGCTCCCGAAGGGGCTCGTCTTCCCCTGGTATGTCGATGATGCCCTGTGGCGTGTGGTCATCCGTCGCCCGGTTGACGGGTCGCACAAATACCATACCGTCGCAGGAGCCAGCGAGTTGGGGCATAACAATTGCCCCTACAACATCAATGCGATTGTCCCTGGCAAGCCGGTTATCCTCGTTGAGGGTGTGCTGGATGCCATTGCTATTCAGCAGGTGGCCGGGGATATCATCGCGCCGGTTGCTGTCGGTACCACCGGCGCGAGACGGTTGCACTGGCTGGTGCGCATTGCGTGGGCGAGTCGGGTCCTCGTTGCCCTGGATAACGACCAGGCGGGGGCGAGTGGCGCGGCCTGGTGGCTGGATGCTCTTCGAGAGCAAGCCAGCGAGTGGCGTCCCTGGTGGGATGATCCGGCGCAGATGTTGCAGGATGGCGCAGACGTGCGCCAGTGGATACGGGACGGACTGGACGAAGAGCCACCCGCAGAGCGTGCTGCCACCTATGACGCTATTGATCGCCACGTCCTTGTATCCGCCGTGCGTGATGCCTGGCGCGCTGAGCGTCATTGCTACCGCGATCAGGGTCTGGACCAGGGCAGCCCGACAGGGGAACTCACGATGGACCTGGACACCTTGAGCGACGCTGAACTGACCGCGCTGGAAGCCCGCATCCGCAGCCGGGCGCGCCAGATACCCAACTGGCCTGGTTGGGAATGGCTGGAAACGGGTGGCCCCTGGCGCGCCACACACCCGACATATGGCACGACCAGCACGTATCTGCATCGGGATGATTGCGTTAAAGAGGTGCGTCGTAAGACACCAGAAGACCAGCGCCCGGCCCGGCCTGCGCGGGTGGTGCAGGATGAGGAGCTATTTCCAGAGGAGGCCGCGTGAACTATCCACCCATCACCCCAACACCCGCATTCATCGAAGCTCACGGCTGCCATCGTGTGCCCTACGACACGCCACACTCAACGCCAGAGCCCTACCGGCGCTGGCTGGAACAGCGCACACCCGTGATTGTGCGCACGCCCTATGGCGGCTGGCGCTGCACGGCGGATTGTTGGCGGCATTGCAGCGGTAACGACCTGAGCACCGAAACCGGCATCCGCCACGGCCTGTTTGAACTGGCCCCGGAACAGCTTGTACTGGACTTTGAAGGAGTATAAACGTGACAACAGCACAGGAACAGACCACCCTCACCACCAGCGAACACGAGTCGCTGCACACCTGTGAGGCAACCATCGAACGCGGCTTACAGACCTTTTACGAGGTGGGCGCGGCTCTGCTGGCTATCCGTGACAATCGACTGTACCGTGCGGAGTATGCCACATTCGAAGATTACTGCCAGCAGCGCTGGGGGATGAGCAAGACCAATGCCAATCGCCTGGTGCAGGCGGCAGTGGTAGCAGATAACTTGACACCAATTGGTGTCAAACCTGCCAACGAAGCCCAGACCCGCCCGCTCTCCCGCCTGGACCCGGAGCAGCAGCGCGTGGCCTGGCAGGAAGCCACAGAGACGGCCATCGGCGGCAAGGTCACGGCTGCCCACGTGGAAGCCACGGTGCAGGCCATAGAGCAGCCGTTGACCGACGAGGACCTGGCACACCTGAAGGCCGACATTGCAGCCCGTGGCGGCACCTACGATGGCGAGCGGCGCATCAATGACGTGGTGACCCGGCATAACGTGACGCTACCCGGCCAACCGCAACGGCAGTACACAACCCGGCAGTTGCAGGAGCTTCTGTCTGCCTACCCGGTGCTACCAGAGACCCCCGCGCCAGACCCCCGCGCTCGTGACCGGGAACTACTGCAGCAGGCCCGGCAGGCACTGGCTGCCTATGAGGTTGATGAGGCCGAACACCTGACACTACAACTGTCGGATCGGGCGACGGGTGTCAAGGACGCGCTCATGCGGGACATTCAGGCCCGCCGCCGCGTACTGCTACGAGCCAGGGCTGAAGAGCCGGAGGCGGAGTTTGATCCGTCACCAGTGTCGGTAGCGCTGGATGACCAGTTCGACGAGCCTGCACCGGCGGCAGCGGCAACAGAGGCTGATACGCGTCTACTCGATCAGGCCGAGCAGGAGCTGCCCACCTGGTCCCTCTGGATTGACGAGGATGGCGAAGCCTGCGGCGGCCAGCACAACAGTGGCTACAAGCTCGGGCCGGTAGAGAGCGTGATCGACCTCATCAACGAGGCGCGCCGCCTGACACCGCTGCTGGCCGAGTTTGCTGAGCACAAATGGACGTGTGGCTATCACGTCGGGCTCGACCTGTGGACGGCAGAGCATATGCAGTATGGCACGGTGCAGGCCAGCAATCTGCCTGACCTGGCGTTCAATGCCTACCTGGCGCGCTACGATGGGCGAGAGCCCGATCTGCCGCGTGCGCTCTGGCAGGCGACCTGGCTGGAGGGGTGGGCGTTCGAGGGGCACCTCCCTGGGGATCGCTATCGCCTCGTGCGCGGCGGGGAGGCGTGGGAGCCAACCTTTGACGAACTGTGCCACGTCTACAGCTATGATGAGCAGCCAGCCCCGCAGCCCGAGCCAGCGGCTACCTTCCCGCACCCGCTGACTGTGCCCGTCCCCGACGACCTGCCCGGCTGGACGTTCCAGGTCATCGACAAGCATCACGTGCAGGGCACGCACCCCGACTATGGCACCTGCACCGCCACCGGTGGAGCACAGCAGGCGTTTGACCAGGCCCGCCACACGCAGCGGCAGGCGCAACGGCAGGCGCAGCCTGATCGCATGACGGTGCATTACCGCAGCACGAGCGCGGAGCATTACACGCCGGCGCATATCGTTGCGCTGGTGCGGGATGTGCTGGGCGTGATTGACCTCGACCCAGCGAGCTGCGCCGCTGCGAATGAGGTGGTCAAGGCGCATCGGTTCTTCGACCGAGAACAGGATGGGCTTGCACACGGCTGGTATGGCCGGGTGTATCTCAATCCACCGTATGGGGATGAGATCGGCCAGTGGACAGCGCACCTTGATGAAGAGTATGCGACGGGCAATGTGGATCAGGCGATTGCCCTGCTGCCAGCCCGCACCGATACGCAGTGGTTTCAGCCATTGTTCGCATACCCCCGCTGCTGGGTGCGCGGGCGGTTGAAGTTTGGCGATGGCAAGGAGAGCGCACCGTTCCCGTCGGTTGTGGTGTATCTGGGGCCGGACGTGGCGCGGTTTCGCGAGGTGTTTGGCGAGATCGGGTATGTTGATGTGCCCGTGCAAAGCGAGGTGGCAGCGTGAGCGATAATCCGCAGAACACACGCGAGCAGCTTGCCGCTGCCTACCAGTTCGATGTAGATACCGATCAACCGTGCGCGACGTGTTGGCACCGGCGTGAGCATACGTGCGTGCGCCTGGATATTGATATCAGCGACCCGGAGCGCTCGACCTGCCCGGCCTATCTGCAACGTCCATCAGAGGAGGAATTGCGCCGCAAAGAGCAGCAGGCAGGGCGGGTGATGACATTTGTTCTGGCGCAACTCTCGTTGCCCACATTACAGGCAATGCACCTTGATATCCGTGTTGCCCGTGAGCTTGTACGCGACGATCACCCGCGTATACAGCAAGAGTGGCGCGAGGCGTGGGATGAAGTGCTTGACTCGATACAGCGATTCATAACGTGGCGAGAGGAGGAACAGGAGCAATGACCAGCGATGACCACGAGAGCAACCGTTTGTTCCGCCTGGTGCCGCTGGATGCGCAGCGGCGACGGATTGAGAGCCACCCGGCACTGGAGGTGACTGATCTGCCTGGCGCGATAGCTATTCGCCTGCGCCAACGAATACCAGTTGATGCATTTACAGCCGAGGCGAAGCGCCTGGAGCGTCTCTATGGTGGAGATCGAAAGGTGCTGATCGTGACTGATGAGGTCGAGTTTTTGGAACTGGAAGAGGTGAGCGAGTGACGAAGGGGCAACGGGCAGATCGCCCGCCAGAAGGGAGGCATGAATGACCACAACACGCCAGAAGGGCCGCGCTGTGCCGCCAAAACGCACGATGCTGCCTATGCCTACCCACAACCTGACATTACCCGACGGGCGCATACTGACTTACCGGGCTGCTGATATTCCGGGCTGGTTGCGCCAGCAGATGACACAGGCATCGCCAGAAACCTTGGCGAATATGTCAGCCTGGCATGTGTGGCTAACGGACGGCTTGCGTGTATTTGCCACGCACGACACCACGCCGCGCTGGGGGCCGCTGCTGCATGTGTCAATATCGACACCGCTCGATCAGGAACCCCCAACCTGGGAGGAAATCAAGACCATCCGAGCGGCGTTTTACCCGCCTGATCGGGATGCAATGATGGTGCTCCCGCGTGAAGAAGACTATGTGAACGTGCATACGAACACGTTTCATCTGTGGGAAACGCCAGAGGATTGGAGGTTGATGTGAGTAAACACACACCGGGGCCGTGGAGCAGAAAAGGAAATGCGATTGTAGACAGCGAAGGCTCTCCTGTGTTGCGTGGCACAACGTTTCAGGACGAAGAAGCACGAGCCAACCTTGACTTTGCAGCAGCCGCGCCTGACCTGTTGGCAGCGTGTGAGGCGATGCTGGCACAGATCGGGCGACCTGGCATGGCAGAGGCGCGGCAAAAAGCATTAGACGCCGTAGCGAAAGCGAGGGGAGGGTGAGCGAGTGACGGGCAAGGCAGGGCAAGGTATGGCTCGGCTTGGCACGGCAGGCGTGGCAAGGCGTGGCTAGCCCTGGCAGGGCAACGCATGGCATGGCAGGCGTGGCTAGGCTAGGCGAGGCTTGGCGAGGCGAAGCCTGGCACGGCTTGGGAACCTGGGTACGTTCGCAAACTGCCCACACGGCAGGCAAGGCGCGGCGAGGCAAGGCCCGGCTAGGCAGGGCAAGGTATGGCTGGGCAAGGTTAGGTGTGATGTACCGGCACTGTGATTGGGATGACTGGATGAAACGGGCTGAGCAGGCTGAGGCGTCGAAGCCCCGGCCACCGCAGCCGCCGAAGCGCGTGATGCACCAGGGGCGAGAGATGGATCAGTATCCGTGGTTTGACCAGGTGCCAGACCACCTGAAAACAAAGACGCAGCTCGGCAAGCTCGGCCTCAAGCCGGGCGGCGAGCCGGTGGCTTTTGTCTACTGGCGGCGCCGACGCGCCACCTACTACCTGTATCCGGTAGATCAGGCAGTGCCCAAACGCGAGATGAGTGAGAAGCAACAGGCAGCACTGGCGAAGGCGCAGGCCGCCGCTGAGCGCAAGCGCCAGACGTGTGAGCACTGCGGCGCGGTCGATCCGAACATAGCGCGGCTGTATTTCGATGAAGATGGCTGGGAGCAAAGCCCGCGCTGGTGCTCTGCGTGTCGTGGAATCCGCGAGACGATGATTCACTGGTCCGAGGAGCTGGGCTTCACGGCTGACCAGGTGGCCGCCATCGAGCGGGCCCGCACGATCCTGGCCAGCGACCCGGCAGGCTGGTGCATCCTCGACACCGAGACGACCGGCCTGGGCGACGACGCCCAGACGGTGCAGATCGGCGTGCTGGCTCCCGACGGCACGGCCCTGCTCGACACGCTGGTGCGGCCAACCTGCGAGGTCACTGAGGGGGCCAGGGCGGTGCATGGCATTACCGACGAGGCCCCGCAGGAGGCACCATCGTTCTATGCCATCTATCCCGATCTGGTGCGCGTGGTGCGCGGGAAGAAGGTCATCGTCTACAACGCCTCGTTCGATTTCGGCGTGCTGGATCACATGTGCTGGCTGTACGATCTGCCAGAGTTGCCGGTCAGGCTCTGGTGGTGCGCGATGCTCTGGTATGCGCCCTACGCCGGGGAGTGGTCGGACTATCACGGCGAGTATCGCTGGCAACGCCTGGGCGGCAATCACGACGCGCTGGGCGACTGCCGCGCCGTGCTGGAGTTGCTGCAAAAGGCGGCTGCCAACCAGGGGGCAATCGACGCGCACCGGCGGCTGCAAGAATCGGTCAGGGACCTGCAGCGGCAGTGGGATGAACGAGCTAGAAGAAGGTAATTAGTACTCACAGAAATTCACGCGGTGGAAGCCACGCCGTTTGAACGGCAGTGGAGGAAACCGCGCTCCTCCTTTCTTGCGTGTAATGATTGAATATCCATGCTATAATTCAATATATGAAGATTATCGCACAAATTAAACTGAACCCCACGCCTGAACAGCACGCGGCTTTGTTGCGCACGTTGGAGCAAGCGAATGCCGCGTGTGACTACATCAGCCAGGTCGCGTGGGATACGCGCACGTTCAAAAAGTTCGACCTGCAAAAGCTGGTCTACCGCGACGTGCGCGAACAGTTTGATTTGTCGGCGCAAGTGACCGTGCGGATGCTTGCCAAAGTAGGCGATGCCTACAAACTGGACAAGCAGACGCAGCGCACCTTCAAGCCACACGGGTCTATCGCCTACGATGACCGCATCCTGTCCTACCAACTGGACAAGAGCACGGTCAATATCTGGACGCTGGCAGGTCGCCAGCGCATCCCGTTTGTCTGTGGAGAGCGCCAGTGTGAACTGCTCCAGTTTCGCCAGGGCGAGAGCGACCTCGTGTTGGTAAACAATACGTTCTACCTGCTGGCTGTCTGCGACATTGAAGAACCCACGCCGGACGAGATTGAGGGCATCCTGGGTGTTGATCTGGGCATCAGCAATATCGCCTCGGACTCGGACGGGGAGCACCATTCGGGCGAGCAGGTTGAGCAGACCCGCCAGCGATACGACGGCTTGCGCCAGCGTCTTCAACGGCGTGGCTCCAAATCGGCAAAACGCCACCTGAAGAAGCTGCGCAAACGTCAGGCACGATTTCAGAAAGATACCAACCATCGGATCAGCAAAGCGCTCGTAGCGAAAGCGAAAGACACGAATCGCGGCATCGCGTTGGAAGACCTGACCGACATCCGCGAGCGGACACGGCTGCGCAAAACGCAACGAGCGCGACACAGCAACTGGGCCTTTGCCCAACTGCGCCAGTTCATCAGCTACAAGGCTCGGTTGGCAGGGGTGCCTGTCTGTATCGTTGACGCGGCCTACACCAGTCAGCGATGCAGCGTGTGTGGGCACACCGAACGCGCCAATCGTCCCACGCAAGCCCATTTCTGTTGTGTGTCGTGCGGTCATACGGCCTCTGCTGATACCAATGCGGCGATAAACATTTCCAGGGCGGCAGTCATACCGCCTATTGTCTCGGAGGCGGCTCTGCCGTCGCGCCAGGGACAAGCCGCCTGACTTTAGTCAGTGCGGTTTATGACGTGCGAGATGTGCTACAATAGTGCCACGCCCGGCTGCGCTGTTCGCACCAGCGCTGAGGCCACAGGAGTTGCCTCACCGAGCGTGGCACAAGCTATGATAACACAGGAGGCTTCAGAATGCGACAGGAACCCCTGAGCAGGGATGTACCGCTCACCATTTTCGGCTCGATTGTTACGCTGTTGGTCGTTGTATCGGCCCCGGCAACCTATCACGTCATTGCACAATTCCACAGTGCAGGCGATTGGATAGGTACGGTCTTTGCCGTCGCAATGCTCATCTCGTTGGAAGTAGGCGCGGTTGGGTGCAAATTCAGCACGGCCCTGGTGCCCCAATGGCGGCACGGGCTAAACATCCTGACCATTGCCTTACTTATCCTCACCACGATAGCCAACTATGCCGTAGGACACGATTACATTATGCTGGCATCATCCCCCGGCCCCACACTGGAATCGTGGCGCGATGCTGGCTATGCTCCGCTGATGGCCCTTATCTTTGCCGGAATTGTACCCCTGCTGCTCTTTGTCTTTATGTCGCTCTTTGTGGCGCGCTATAAGGCACTACTGCAGCAACCCACGCAGCGCGATATCTATACCGAAATACGTGAAGAAATCCAGGAAGCACGCCGAGAGTTCCGGGCGGCATTGCCGGGCATGACCACTGACGATGAAAGTGCCCCGATAGTCTCTGTGAGGACTACGACGGCATACGAGTGTCCATCCTGCAGCGCGCCATTATCGCAATCGAAGTATGGCGCGGCGCGGCGCTGGGGGCATTGTGAATACTGCCGGGATGATACGGGGCAACTGTCAGGATAGGGATAATCACAGCGGGATGGCCCCGCGCAGCTTTCAGGCTGCGCGGTTGATGGTGGTTCATCCCGCCCAATTGTAGCATAAGGGAGGATACCGAATGAACAAAGCAAGCAAGCAGCGGCTGTTTCGGCTGGCAGCTATCGCTGTTTTTGTGTTCTCCGTGGTTGTACTGGTCTGGTTGGTGCCCAGCCCGCCGGGGTCTGCACAGAGCCAGCCAGCCGCCACGACGCCCACGCCAGAGATTGCCGGGGAGTGTCACCCGGCCTATGACCTGCACGCACTGCCCGGCGGCGTTGTGGGCTACTACGAGCCGGATGTGAGTAATGTCAACAACGAGTATGGGCCCCTGTCGGAAGGCGCGCCATACCACATTATTGGGCGGTATGGCAATGACTGGCTCTATTTGCGGCTGCCTGCTGCGTGGGGTTATGCGGGCAATGGGCAGCTATGGGTGCGATACGAGGTATTGACCGGGTTGGATGTGTCGAGTGTGAAAGACTATCAGGGGGAATGATATGCAACAGTTTTTTAGCTGGATTGATTTGTCAGATAATCTGAGTCGTGCCCTGGCTGCGGTACGGGGCATACACGGACCCGGCGCCTATGTACTGGCAACAGCACTGGCGCTCATTACCTATTTCCTGGCTATGCTGGCCTGGTACTTTGACATTGGCGCAACCTGGGATTGGGCACAGCCTGCAGTAGCGACATTGAGTCAGTACATCCCAGGCGAATTTAACCCGCAGGTGGTGACGGGTGTCAGTGCGCTGCTGCTGCTGGTGACCGTGGCCCCGACACTGATCGAACTGTTTACCGCTCGGTTTGCGGTTACCATCCCGGCGGCTGCAGCACTGGTATTCAGTTTGTGTCTGTTCGATGCGGTCACGGACTATCCGCGTGTTGTTGAATTTTTGCAGACATATAAAGCACAGGGGGTGTTTGAGGGACTGGGCATTCTGGCTCTGCCGGTCTATGCCATTGCGCACCCGCTGCTGCTGTTTATGGCATCATTCGGATTTGAGCTCTTGACCATTGTGTTCGGGTTTACCGCCCTAATGCTTGTGGCTCCGAGGCGAAAGGGCAAAAAGAGGAAGGGCAGGCAAACGGTAGAAGGGACTGCGGATGGCGAATAAACACGAGGAATATCCATTTGATATGGTTGATCTGGCGTGCATCTTTGTTGCGGCGGCTATGAACTGGTTTGTCCCCATTGCGTTTGCACAGTATTTCATCCGCCGCAACGAAACTATACGCGGTGATATAGCAGCCCTGGCAGACTGGACATACACTGCCAGGCTGTTACCATCCCCCGCGCCGCAATTGACAGTCCCTGACACTCTGACAGACGCCCCGCCTGACACCACCCTGCACAGCCTGCTGCAGCAACCTGCCAACACTGCCGCGCCTGCCACGGCGGCTGCACCCCCGGCTGACACTGTGGTGCCCTGGAAAACGTGGCGTGTACAGGCGGTCAAGGCGCATCACCTGCTCATCATTGGCAACACCGACAGTGGCAAAACCACGCTGGTACGCGCCCTGCTCCCTGGCAAACGCGGCGCACTGCTGGTGATTGACCCCAAGAACCGCCCTGGCAAATGGGGGCAAATCCAGGCGATTGGCCTGGATGATGATGCGGAATATACGCAGATTGAGCAGGCATTGCAGCAGGTGTTACGTGAGCTACGCCAGCGCCAGCGTGCCCTGAACCACGGCGAAACCGATTTTCAACCGCTCACGGTGGTGGTCGATGAAGCGCCTGACGTGGCCGATGAATGCTCGACATTCCCGCTGCTCTTCAAGCGCGTGGGTAGTGTAGGGCGCGAATTGCAGATCAGCCTGATTGTGCTCAGTCAGCGCAGCACTGTGCGTGCGCTGGGTATTGAGGGCGATGGGCAGAGCCGTGATAACTTCACGAAGATACTGATGGGCAAGTTTGCGCGCCAGGCGGCCCCGTCCCTGGCAGGCCAGCGCTATTGTGCAGTGCTGGATGCCGAGGGCGATCAGCACGTGCTTGATGTGGCCCCCCTGCCAACCTACGCACAATTGCCGCTCAAGGCAGAGGTGGTATCAGGCATCGCAGAGAGCAATACCAGTGATACCGATAGCGTACCAGTACGTACCGGTACGTACCAACATACCGCCCATACCACCCCAAAACCAGCACCCGCCACTGATACTGGTATCACAGATGAGCAGATTAGAGAGATGAAACAGCAGGGCCTCAGCGACAACAAAATATGCGCATATCTAAGCGGCTCGAAACCAGCGCGGCTGGCGCGCATTCGGCAGGCACTGGACCAGGCGGGCAATGATGATGAGCCGCCGCCCGCATTCAGGATGTTAGGAGGGTGACAGTGGGACTATTCGAGTGGATAGA